GGGGTTCGTGGAACTTACTTCGAGGGAAAGCTTATCAGCAGACAAGGAAAAGAGTTCATCGGTTTGGAACACATTTTGGGAGATATTCAACAGCTTATCCCTAAGTCAGACGAGTGGGTTATTGACGGAGAGCTGATTCGTAAAAATGCGGAGCATGTCTCCGACAATGAAAACTTTCGGCTAACGACCGGAATACTCAGCCAGGAGGATGGTGACAAACGGCAAATTCAACTGGTGATCTTTGATATTTTGCCAAAGGCTGAGTTCCTTCGCGGCGAGAGTAAGTTGCGGTATCGAGATCGCTTAGAGCAGCTAAAAGATCTGGGGCAAAGGATAAAGAGGCGAAACTTGTCAAATCTTCGTATTGTGGATGTGTTATATACCGGGAACGACATGTCCATGATCTCTAAATGCTTGAACCGCATGATTGCTGAAGGCAAAGAAGGACTGATGCTGAATCGGAACTGCAAATATTTCACACGGCGTCATAATGGTATCCTCAAAGTGAAACAGTTCTATACCGTAGACCTCGAAATTGTAGATCTTGAAGAAGGGGCCGGTCGTCTGTCCGGAACTTTGGGTGCATTTGTTGTCCGTTATAAGAACAACTACTTACGGGTTGGTTCGGGGATGACAGATGATCAGCGAAAAAAGTTTTGGGATGACGGCCTGAACTTAATTGGTCGTGTTATCGAGGTAAAGTATAAGGATGAAAGCTATGATCGCCGAACAGGTCTTCGTAGCCTCCAGTTTCCGACTTTTGTCCAGCTTCGAGAACTTGGAAAACAAGAAAGCTATGATTGATAAAGGAGAATAACGATGGATGAAAAATCTAACCATAAAGCAGGTTTTGGCAGCCTTGAAGACCGCATTCGCGTTTTTCATGATTGCATGGCACCTGCTCTGCATCTGTTTCCGCAGGACATCGCTGAGAAGTTGACAGAGGGCGGGTTCTTTACTGCGCCGGCGAGCACGAAGTATCACGGTGCCTATGAGGGTGGTTTGTTTGACCATAGCCGCAATGTGACTTCCGCATTGGTCACTCTCACCCACGATAATGACTTGGAGTGGCAGCGCCCCGAATCCCCATACATCATCGGCATGTTCCATGATATTTGTAAGCAGGACCAGTATCGACATCCTTTTGGAGACACGCTCTACTCGGCGGGTGTGGAATTTCGTACTGTCGATGAAAGCCGCTGGGAGTATGAACCCGATACGCTGCTCAAGGGGCATGGTGATAAATCTGTCATGCTGCTCTCCCAATACTTACAGCTAACTATGGAAGAAATTCTGTGTATTCGCTATCACATGGGCGCTTTTGTGGATCAGAAGGAGTGGAACGACTACACCCGGGCCATTCATGAGTGTCCGAACGTGCTCTGGACGCATACGGCCGACATGATCGCGGCGCACATCCTGGAAATTGACAAGTGACATACCTTATTATATTCTACTGGACAAGAGGTGAAACGAATGCGCGGAGCAATCATTGGCGATATTGTTGGCTCCCGATTTGAACGGCATAACCACAAGTCAAAGGATTTTGAGCTGTTCATCGACCGGTGCCGGTTTACGGATGACACGGCTATGACAGTAGCCATTGCAAAGGCCCTGCTGGAATGCAAGGGAGACTATACCAATCTTAGCAACCATGCTGTCTGGTGTATGCAGGAGATCGGGCAAAAGTATCCTAACGCCGGGTACGGACAGATATTTTACCTGTGGTTGCACAAAAGAGCTCCAGAGCCCTATTGGAGCTATGGGAACGGTTCGGCCATGCGGGTCAATCCTGTGGCTTATGTGGCAAAGTCGGCGCAAGAATGCATCGATCTGGCTGACGCAGTAACCAAAGTGAGCCATGACCATCCAGAAGGAATGAAAGGCGCTGAAGCGACTGCTCTGGTCACTTTTGGTGCTCGAAGTTCACTGCCGAAACAGATTCTTCGGGAGTTGGTGCAGACCTGGTATTACACTTTGGATTTCACCATCGACAAAATCCGCCCGACTTATCGCTTTGATGCGAGTTGCCAAGGCTCCGTTCCGCAGGCAATCGAGGCATTTCTGGAGTCTGAAGACTTTGAGGACGCTATCCGGATAGCGGTTTCCCTTGGCGGGGACAGCGACACGATTGCGGCCATTACCGGAGGGATCGCCGGAGCCTATTACGGTGTGCCGGATGATCTGTGGCAAAAAGCCGCAGAGTATCTCCCCCAGGAGTTCCTTGATATTTTGGAGGAGTTTGAGCAGATCTACTCAAATTGAACAGAAACACGATTAGACCATCCTCGTTGCTGGGGATGGTCTTTTCTTTATGCACTAATGGGAGGTAATACAAATGGACAAGCAGCAGCTCCAGGAGTTCATCAATGGTATCGGAATGATCGCGGAAACGGCCCTGCTCTTCTATCGGAGCACCTTGTCCGCTAAAGCAACCCAAGAGGAGGCCATGCGGCTGACACAAGCGTTTATCGCCGCCACGCTGTATGGAAATAAGGGCGGCAGTTCCGAAAAGAAGTGAAGAGGAAGGAGAAAAACGATGACTGAAAATGTAAATGGTATTCAAGTTGACGTTTCCAAATATGTCGGCGAAGAAATTGCCCGCCTTGCCGTAGCCTCGATAGATGAGGACCGATTGAATCGACTTGCAGAAAAAGCAATTCGTGACCTTTATGAAACTCAATGGTTTGAGGGTCAACGTACTACTACGATACACAGAATGGCTGCGCAGCTTCTTGGAGAAAAAATCCAACAGCATATTACTGATATTTTAGAGCGTGATGATTTCAAAGACCAAGCAAAGAAACAGGCCGAACAGCTTGTTGACGATATGCAGAAAAAAGTTCGAGAAATTGTCATTGAGCAGTACGCGAATGCCCTGGCTGGGAACATTGCTACCGGATATTTTGGCGGGGCGTTCAAAATGAATGTGCAACAAATCGTCAACGATATGTTGCGCTGACGCTGAAAAAGGAGAAAAACTATGGCGGGACTAAACTGTGAAATCAAATGGGAAACTCGGCTCTGTGAGGTAAACGGCGAGCTTGGATATTTTCATTGCTGGGAACATTGGTCTAATGTGATAGACGCGAGCCCGCTGCGGGGCGGTCACCCTGGAGGTCAGATTGGGCAGGTCTACGGCATCGTAGAGTTTAAGGACGGTATCCGGCGGGTTGACCCGTCGAAGATCAAGTTCTGCGATGAGGAGAATGCCTTGTTGGCAGAGATGGCGAAACATCATCAGGAGGGAAACGCATGAAAGTTTGTATTTTATCGAATGATGACCCCGCGGCCTTTCAAAGCTCGATCAATGCTTTTATCGCTGACAAAAAGGTCATTGACATCAAGTATCAAAGCATGAACCTGACGCTCAAGTTTACGAATGGAGTTCCTTCGGAATCAATCATCGTAGATCGTGCTCTCATCATCTATGAAGAATGAGCAAATAGCGGCAGTTCGTTGTAAATGCGGACGCCCGGCACATATTTGGTATTCGCGGGATGGATATTTGTGTGGATGCATCAATCCAGATTGTACTATCTCTTTAGAGAGGTCGCGGAAGTCCAAAGCGGAGTCAATCGAAAAGTGGAATGCGAAGATGAAAAGAGAATCTCATGGGAACGCATGGCACCCCTGCCAGTATGTCGATTGCAAATTAGAACATGACGGATCTTGGGTAGACGGAAGGTGGTACGAATAGGAAGATGTTCATGGTAGCCGCGAGGTTGCTCGAATGAAGCTTGACGCCATAGACCATTTCTATCCGTATGCCAAAATCATCAAAGAAGAAGATGTCTGTCGTTATAGAGAGTTAGAAGAAGGAGAAGACAATGCTGATTATTAAAACTGAGGAAGACCGTGAGCGCTGCACATCTTGCTATGGTAACCGCACCATTGAGTTGACTATGGAAGAAGTCGTGGCCCTGTTTGCGGGGGCAACCCTTGGTGATCCGAACTTTAATGAATATGGGGTCTTCATTCGATTGGAGGGACATGATGTATAGCAAAGACTTGGTGTCAAATGCCAGCACCGGACTCATGGCAATCAAAGACATCGCTACACACAAAGAAGTTCCGATCAATATTCACTTTGCTGATCATTGGATTCATGTCATCGTCGGCTTTGGAACCTCGCGCCAGAAAAAGATGTCTTTCTACACGCAGGATTGTTATAGGGGATTTGCGCAATCCGATGAAATATACAACTGGATCGAAAAAGCTGTGGATGAATTAAAAGGAGAAGTCGATGCCGAACTTTATATTTAGCCCCAAAAGAGAAAAAGAGATAGAGGATCTCCGAGATATTCTAATCGGCTCCAATGCAATCTGTTGTGAAGCTGTGGCTCCGGAAGTTGTGTTCTCCGGGGTAAATTCATACTTGATCCATGGCTATGATCATCAAGTTATTGTTGATTTCAATAAGATGGCTAAAGCACTCTATGACTCCGGCTATCGGAAGGGAGAAAAAAACTATGAAGACCACTGTCGGGGGACTGGTTGATAAGATCGATGCTATTGAGTCCCTGATTCAAGATTTACGCAAAATAGATATTGATACCACCAATAAAGCGGCTGATTATCTTTGGGACTATCTCACCATGATTCGCTCAGAGCAAGTGGAGATTTGAAAGGAGAAAACAGTGAATAACTTTAATGTGTCTGTTTTTGAGCCACTGCTTGGTAGAACTATCATCAAAATCGAGGGGGCAGAGAAAGACAGCGAAGAAATCCTTTTTACATTGGAAAATGGGGATATTTTCCGCATGTATCACGAGCAGGACTGTTGCGAAGACGTTCGAGTTGAAGACGTTGGTGGCGACATTAACTGCCTGATTGGAAACCCCATACTTTTGGCGGAAGAGGTTACGAACGAAGGCGAAGTCGAATACGGCGATACCTGTACTTGGACATGGTATCATTTTGGCACTATCAAAGGTTATGTAACAATCCGCTGGTATGGGGAATCCAATGGGTATTACTCTGAGAGCGTCGATCATGAGTGGATAAAGAAGGAGGATATGCAAAATGTTGAAACTTGAAAACACCGAAGTCCTGGGCTGGGAGGCAGCGATCCGTGGAATGCGGAATCCGATGAATTCTTGGGAGAAGAGTGATAGTCACGTTGGATTTGGCGATGTTTTTTGTTGTGACTGCGGATGTAAGGATATGGAACCTTGCGGACAAAATTGTATCGACATCGGCCCCAATGACCTCGACCTGATGACTCGTCTTCGCAACGCCGGCACCGACCACCGGAAGTTCATGCGGATGATTACCGTGTATGTGGATCTGACGGCTCCGCTGTACTGGTGGAAAGAATTCGATACATATAAGGTGGGCACAGTTGCGAACTCTTGCTCGACGATGCATAAGATCGCGGCGAAGGAGTTTACACTGGAGGATTTCAGTCACGAACATTTAATTGTGGCGGGCCTTAATTCTCTTAAACGCACAATCGATGATCTAAATTCTGCTCGTGAAGGATATTTGGATGAGCGTATTAAGCAGAATCCCGAATGGCGAAAAGAAGTCTGGTGGCAGATGATCCAGCTCCTTCCCTCCTCTTACAACCAGCGGCGGACGGTCATGCTCAACTATGAGGTGCTGGCCAATATCTATAAGAGCCGGCGCAACCACAAGCTCGACGAGTGGCATATCTTCTGTGACTGGATTGAAGAACTGCCGTACAGTGAGCTGATTACCGGTCCGAGCCTCAAAGATATTCCCATTAGCAATGAAATTATGGAAGAGGCAAAGCGAAGAGTCCGTGAGGAACTGAATGCTCAGTGGGATAAGTTTTATGAGATGCACAGCGGCCATGAGAATGCCGAACGTGCTGTGTTCCGAATCCGAAGGGAGGATGTGGATGCTGAAACATGGGATGCTCTCATGAAGGCAACCCAGGAAGGAAAGTCGTTCCATATCTTTGAGGAAGATACGTCTTCTGAGAATTGTTCGGACGGTGCCTGCGACATTAAGTGGTGAGGTGTTGGAGCATGGAGCAGTTTTATAATCTTGACGGAAATCCCATACAGAACGTTCGCTTTCAAGACACAAGGCCTTATGCAGCAGGCTCGACTGTTGATTGGAATGGGGAAAAGTACAAACTTCTCAAAGCGGAACCTCTATACAACGGCGTTATCCGCCTTGAAGTAGTTTCGATGAAAGAGGATTGTTAGGGGTGAAAAACAGACTTGATATTTTAGAGGAGCATTTACAGGTTTGGACGAAACGACATCCTTGCTGTTGGTGGCTCCTTCAAAAACTCGCAGATTTCTGGATATTTGTGCTAAAGGTCCAGATTTCCATTATGATCCTCTACCTATTGTTCTGGCGCTAGACATGGCCGCCGATTGACACCCTCCGGAGCAGTATGATATGATGAATTTGAAGGCACCGTATCGACCATGCGCAGAAAGCGCAGCTCCTATTATGGAAGGAGGTTGTTAAGCTATGGCTGAGCACAACAATTCTCGCCTTCTGGATGGTGGTGACGATTCCATGGGCATGACAGACAACCAGTACAAAGGAATGCTCCTCGACCAGTTAGAAGACTGGCAGGAGGTCCTGGATCTGGCGGTCAAGGCCGGGAACACTGAAATCCAGGAAAAGGTCGAGAAACAAATTCGCAAAATCAATGAAAAGCTGAAGTTCTAAACCTCGACCAAGGGGAGAGCCTACGGAAACGTGGGCTCTCTTCTTTTATATTTTGAAAGGGGTTGATTCGATGGAAAAATTACTTCGACTGGACGAGCAAGATATTATCCAGGTGCTTGCAGACCACTTCGATGTGGATCGGGCCAATGTGTGCTTGACGATTAAAAGCAAAACGGAGGGATACGGCCCTACTGAGCATCAGGTTTCGGAAGTAAGCGCCGTTATCAAGGAGGGCTGAGCATGGACATTCCGGGAATACGATGTTTGACCTGCATCCACACCAAAGTTTGTTCGCTGAAACCCACCCCTCTCATGTATGAAATGATGGCGAAGGAGATGGGCATATCTCTACGCTGTCCAAACTACATTGATATTTCACGGCTTCGCCTGGAAAAGGAGGAACACAAAGATGACGCTCCATGAAAAGGTCGTCCTCTCTGCCTACACCGGCATTTTGATGTGTAGCATGGACGAGGTCCACAAATATATTGAAAAGCTTCTGGGCCGGCCGGTTTGGACGCATGAGCTGGCTTCGAAGGCACTTTGGGAGCAAATCAAGGAGAAGGCAAAACCCGATTTCCTCAAAATCATCGAATCATAGGAGGGCATGCTATGGCAAAGAACAAACCCAAAGCCGTACTCTACCTATGCGATCGCAAACGCTGCGGTGACCGGTGTCACTACCCCGACTGCCAACATACCACTGATATTTCGCATGCCATCAACGGCGGCGCCTTTCCAAATGGTTTCGAGAAGGTGGAGCATGGCAATGAAATTTATTTCGTAGAAAAGGAGAATCCAGAAGATGACAATCAATGATTACCAGCAGGCTGCTCTTCGGACTGAGTCCCGTATTGCCACAGACCCTGTTCCTTACATCCGAGTTCTGGAGGGGCTTATGGGACTCAATGGTGAAGCCGGCGAGGCCATCGACATCATGAAGAAGGTGCTTTTCCAGGATCATGAGTTTGATCGGAAACATCTGGCTAAAGAGCTGGGTGATATTGCTTGGTATCTGGCGATTAGCGCTGATGCCATTGGCTACGACCTGGAGACAATTCTTCAGATGAATGTTGATAAGCTCAAGGCGCGGTATCCGGATGGGTTCAATTCTGAGCAAAGCCAGAACCGCAGTGCCAATGATATTTAAGAGGCACCACTATGCCAATCCGAGATAACGACTTACTTGTCTATTTCGGCAAGTATTGCAAAACCTGCAAGCATGAAAAATTACCAGAAAATGAACCTCCCTGCGACGAATGCCTGGAGCATCCAATAAATCTGAATTCTCATAAGCCCGTCAATTATGAGGATAAGAATGACTGAGGAGGCCAAGATGAAACTAAAATTTATCGGGGAAGACGGTTCTATGGGATTGCGAACTGGTGAAATCTACGATACCCGCATCTTTATCAAGGGGAAATTCCTGTGGGTAGAGTGGAAAGTCAACCTCTTTGCTGTGAAGTCTTGCCCCTACTCCTCTACCAAGGCATTTGCACAAAACTGGGAGCTAGCAAGTATGATTTGAGGAGGACAGTATGGCACAAAAGAGAATTAAGATGGTTCGGCAAGATATTTTGGGCGACCGGCTGCGGCTTCTCTATGATGACGGAACGCAAGGAGTTCTGGATTATGGAGGAGCCGTTTCCCGTTCTAAGATGCCCATCAATCTTCAGCCGGAGAGTTTTGTCGGGCTCACGCTCAAGCAGGCCAAGATGAAGCTCGGCATCAAGAATTGAGGTGCCCATATGAGTCAAGAATATGATTTATATTTGCAGCGACATAAGGCCAATGTAAAAAGAGGCTATGATTGGCTGCGCACCAACATGCCCTGGCTATTTGAAGGGCAACCGGATAGTGCTTGGCAAACTGAGTTTGAACACGATGCTTCTAAGTCGAATCCGGACGAGTACGAGGCCTATGATGCATACTTCTACGGCGGGAATCGCTCCTATGCAGTTGTCCAAGCGTTCCAGTATGCTTGGCTGCTGCATATTCACCGCAATCCCCACCATTGGCAACACTGGGTTCTGATCAATGATGACCCTGGTGAAGGCGAAGTCTTACTGGAGATGCCTTATAATTACATCATCGAGATGATTTGCGACTGGTGGGCCTTCAGCTGGGAGAAAGGCGACCTGAGCGAGATATTCTCCTGGTACGATGATCATCAGGCCTACATCAAGCTCCATCCCAAAACCCAGTCGACCGTGGAAGATATTCTCTGGGATCTTCGTGGCCGACTTGGATTCAACGTTCTGGCTCACCATGGCGTCAAAGGCCAAAAGTGGGGTGTCCGCAACGGGCCGCCTTATCCGCTTGATAAAAGCAAGAAGTCTGGTACAATAGTGACAGATTCTATTGCTGCCGGAGAGGTTTCGCAAACCGTTAATAAAGATAAGCAGAAACGGCATTCAAAAAGTGATCACGAGCCCGGAAGAAGTTATCTTGATGGAGATATTGACTTTGCACAGCAGCTGGTCGACGAATACTCCGGAACTGGAACTCCAATCTGCAAGGATGGGAAATGGTCGCATCGCGAACGAATTACCGCCAAAGAAGACATTGGTACTTATGTGGATGTCGATGGCAATGAGACCAGAAGTGACAGAGCCATGATCATCTATTCAAAAACGGGCACTCATATTTACCCAATTAGAAAGGAGAATGACGATGAAACTTGAACGCTCACTCGAAGGGAAACAAGTACGAATCGTCACCACAGACAATGAAGTTCTGACCGGCGTTGTCGAGGATTATATTTTCCCAGAGGACAACGAGCCGGAAGGGGTTTCTGGTATCAATGTCTATAACTGCCCAAAACCTGGGGAATGGACTGGACTCAATGAAACTGATATCCAGTCTATTGAAATCATGAAATAGACGAAATCTCGCAAGAAAGGAGAAAAACCGTGATAACCATTCAAGGGCAATACAATACAGCCATCTGTTATACCAATGAGCTGGAAGGAGCGGCTCGGGAGCAGATTCAGGCGGTGTGTGACCGACCCGAGTTTGCGGGCTGTAAAATCCGTATCATGCCTGATGTGCACGCTGGAAAAGGCTGTACCATCGGCACCACCATGACCATCCAGGACAAAATCGTTCCCGGTATGGTGGGCGTGGACATTGGCTGTGGGATGGAGACGGTAGAACTGGCCGAGCGTGAAATTGACTTCGCTAAGCTGGACGCGCTGATCCGGGAGAAGATCCCCTTTGGCCGGGAAATCCGTGATATCCCCCACCCCCTTAACTCCGAAATCGACTTGGCCCAACTCCGATGCGTTGACCAGGTCAACCTGGACCGAGCGGTTCACAGCATTGGCTCTTTGGGTGGTGGTAACCACTTTATTGAGGTGGACCAAGCCGGGGACGGACGGCTGTTCCTGGTCGTTCACTCCGGGAGCCGGCATCTCGGAACGGAGGTAGCCGACTACTATCAGAATGAAGGGCGCAGGGCTCTCTGGGGTGGAGCTAAGCATCAGATTCAGGAGACCATTGCAAAGCTCAAAGCCGAGGGGCGGTTTCAGGAGATCCAGAAAACTATCACGGCTCTGAAGAAGGAGCATGAACTGGATATTCCAAAAGACCTCGCCTATGTGGAGGGCAAGCTGTTCGACGACTACATCCACGATATGAAGTTGACGCAGCAGTTTGCGGTGCTCAATCGGAAAGCTATGGTGGACGTCATTCTGGAAGGTATGGGTCTTACTGCGGTGGATATTTTCACCACCATCCATAACTACATTGATACGGACGCCATGATTCTCCGGAAGGGCTCCGTATCTGCCAAGAAGGGAGAAAAGCTGCTTATCCCTATCAACATGCGAGACGGCAGCTTGATCTGCGATGGCACAGGGAATGAGGACTGGAACTGCTCTGCTCCGCACGGAGCCGGACGCCTCATGAGCCGTCGTGCAGCGCTCAATACTCTATCTATGGAGGAGTTCCAAAAAGAGATGGAGGGCGTCTATACGACCTGCGTAGTGCCCGACACTCTGGATGAATCCCCAATGGCCTATAAAAGCATAGAGGAGATCGTTTCCCAAATCGGGCCTACTGCAATTATTGTAGAACGCATCCGCCCCGTCTACAACTTCAAAGCCTCTGATTAAATCGAATAAGGAAAACTTGAAATGCCTCGAATTGTGTAACAGCAGTTCGGGGCATTTATATTTTCTGGAAAGGAGCGGCATGAAAGGGATTTATAAAAGACCAGTAAGTTGCTCTCCTTGCATCGACATGGATTGGATGACACCTGAAAGCTGTGCCGAATGCGAGCGATTGCGACGTGAAGAGGTTGATATTTTACAGCTTGGCGTCGGGTTCTTTGCAAACAAGGCAATTATCAAGAGGCCGGACGGCACCTTGGCGACAGTTTCGCTCAACGAATTAACTATTACGGATTGATATTTTGAAAAGGAGAAAATCGCTATGGTTGATACAAGGGGTCTAAAAAAGTCCGCTGTTCTGGCAGCACTTTATAACGCTTCTAAGCCGCAAGGGTTGGGGTTTCTACATTTCGATCCTGTTCCGATGACTGAGGAGGAGGCTGAAGAGCTTTTGAGAATGGGTACCTACTTCGATTATCTCAAAGGTCGCGTCATGAAGGTGGATCTGAGCAATGACGATTGTTTTGAAGAATGGCTCTACGATCGGGATAACGGAAACGGGGCGGCACAGAGAGCCATCAATCAACTTCGTGGCTTATAAAACATCTTGATATTTTTGAAAAGGAGAAAAAACATGGACGAGATGAATGTAAAAGCAGTCGAGACTACGGAAAACAAGGAAATTCGGCCGAAGATCATCGCGGTGGACTTCGACGGCTGCCTGGTTACGAGCAAGTTCCCCGAGGTCGGCGATCCCATCAACAAGACCATCTTCAGGCTCAAGCAGGAGCAGGCCAATGGTGCCAAGGTCATCCTCTGGACCAACCGGCGGGATAAGCCCCTGGACGACGCGGTGAAGTTCTGCGAAGAGCAGGGTATCCATCTGGACGCGGTCAACGAGAACCTGCCGGAAATCATCGAGGCCTTTGGCGGCGACACTAGAAAGGTATTTGCCAATGAGTATTGGGATGATCGGGCCGTCTATATGGCAGAAGAGGAAGACGACTGGGCGGCGAGGGAGATTGCCCTTGCATGCCAGAGTGAGCGTGAGGCTTCGGAGGGTACGGATGACTGGGACTATGGCGTGGCCTGTTATGAAAGTGCGCTGCGAGCCTATCGGAGTCTGATGCAGGATGGTCACTCCGGATTCAGCATCCAAATCACAAAGAGCATTCTCAACCGCCTGATTGACGGCAAGTGCTTGACGCCCATCGAGGACACGGAAGATATTTGGAATGAGGTAACCGAGGAAATGGATGTCAAAGACGGACATCGGGAATTCCAGTGCAAGCGCATGTCATCCCTGTTCAAGACGATTGCGTCGGACGGCACAACTACTTATTCCGACGTGGACCGAGTCTGTGGCGTCAACGCTAATTCCCCTGATGTGGCTTTTACGAACGGCCTGATGACCCGTCTCATTGACAAACTCTTCCCCATCACCATGCCCTATCTGCCCGCGACCAAGAAGTATCGTGTCTTCTCCGAGGACTTCCTGGTGGACCCCAAGAACGGGGATTATGACACCATCGCCTACCTTTATATTCTCACACCCAATGATAAGCGGATCGAGTTGAACCGCTACTTCAAAGAGGAGGGCGGCAAGATGGTTCCCATTGAGAAGGCCGAGTACGAGGAGAGAAAGACAAAACGGGTGGATAAGAAATGAAACGTGGCTGGGATGATATTTTACGTGCCCTATTCAATGCCATCGGCATTCTTGCTATTCTCGGCCTAATTTTCCTTATAAAACTACTCTACGATTTTATGAGGTGGTTATTTTGAAAGATTTCGACACAATATTGGTAGGCTTTGACCATAGCCATGGCGATCCTGCGGTGCTGATCGTTGGTCGAAAGGCACCCCGGGATAACGTCCAGATCATCAATCAGTTCCAAGGCAAAGAGGCTGAGGAACTGTATCAGAAACTTGTTGGAGAGGAGAAAAAGGCATGACAATCGCTGGTTGGTTTGAATTTGGACTTTTTGCCGCACTTATTTTGTGTGCCGGAATTTTGGGGGCTATCCTGATTGAAAACATCCCAGGAAAAATCATCAGCGTGGTGGTAGCCATTTTGCTGATTCTGGGTCTGTTCTTCGGCATGCGCTGGTACTTCCAGAACACTGCATCTGGTCAGAGAGCCCTGACAGATCAGAAAAGCGATTTGAACAATGGGCTCGAACGGACGGTGACGATCTATACGGCTGATGGAGAAATCATCGCGCAGTATACCGGAAAGATTGATATTGAGGGAAATGACGGTGGCTATGTCCTCTTTGACTATGAAGGGAAACGCTATACCTACTACAACTGCTTTGTGGAGTCCATTGCCGAAATTGGGCCTTGATATTTATAAAAAAGGAGAAAAACATGAAACGCATTTACGCCGGCGCGCTCTTGTGCGCCATTTTGTCGTTAGGACTGCGAATCTATTGAAGGTGAGGAAACGCCATGACAGTTTATATCGCCGGGAGACAGACGGGCAAAACAATCTATTTGATTTGGATGTCCGCAAAGACAGGCGCCGTTATCGTGGCCCCGACTTATCAAATGGTGAGCTACATCGACCAGATGGCCCGCAAACTTGGATTGAAAATTCCACCGCCTATCTCGGTTGTTGAATGGGCTCAGATGGTAGCCCGCAAGCAAGCCCACTCAGAGCAAAGATATTTAGTGGACGAGCTGCAAATGGTATTAAGCCAGATGAATGTGGAGGCGGCAACGCTTAACGAAGACTATAAGGAGGAAGTTCACATGTTTGGAGTAAAAGAAACCTGCTGCACCAAATGTAGCCATCGGGATGTATGCCAGTATAAAGAGGAGTATCTGGCAGCCCAGCATGCTGTGGATGAAGTTAGCGTCCATCTCCCCACAAAGGATGACAACTCTGTTCGGTCTATTCGGCTCCGTGATATTCCCTGGATCGAGCCGGTGGAACTAAAGTGCCGGCATTTCCGAAAGGATGTTGAAGCCCAGCGGTGTGGATCTGGGGCGGAAGGTTAATAGCAGTACAAAAAAAAAACAGGAGGTACATTAAATGAAGAAAATCATTACTTTGCTGATGGCTATGGGATTGATATTCTCCCTTTCGGCCTGCGGAGAACCCAGTGGCCAACATCAAGACATGGTTTCCACCCTCGACACTGTGAGCGATCTCCAGGAGCGCCAGCCAACGCCGACTGACCTCGATTTCTCTCTGGAGCGCTATAACCTAATCCGCCGGGCCTATTGGGTCAACGGGCAGCGAGAAAAGGCTGCGGCCGTGGTTTGCCAGGTAGAAAAGCCCCTTGGATACATTGTGCTCTTTACTGAGAGCGGCAGCGTTGTGGGGCGGTTTGTAGTTGATGGTAAGGTCAGCAGTCTGAACAGTTACTTAACGCCGGATAGCGAGGCGTATTCCTCTGAGTATTGGCTTGATTGGGTCGCCGACGTGGACGGCTCCTATGGAGAGAACGATGCTGGGATATTCTTCTTTACTCCAGATGGTAAGTATGTCGAATGGACGGGCACCTACCTTTATTCTGACATTCCCTTTGAGGTGGACGATCCTGTCGTGAAGGTCGGAGGGTAACATCATGAGAAAGGCGTTGAGCATTGTGGGGGCGGTTGTAGTGGCCGCCCTCATTTGCGTTTTCTTGATATTTCTGGGCTGGGGTGACACCTGGCTCGGAAATCAAGTGGACTATGTGGATCAGAAGATTGACGATGCCACGAACTATGAAACCCGAAAAACTGTGGAGGACAGCTGCCGGGCGATGATCGCCTCCTATGAGGCCGACAAGCTGACCTATGAGCAGTATAAGGACAGCGAAAGCGACGAGCAGCGGTCTTGGGCAGACCAGGCGAAAATGCGGGCCAACCGTACAGCCGCGAACTATAACAACTACATTCTCAAGAACTCCTATGTCTGGAGCGGAAACATTCCGGAAGATATTTTGGCAGAACTTCCGATTATTGAGTAAAACAGGAGGATACAATCATGCGCAAATTACTCAGAAGTATGGCCAAGGCCGAGATGGTTCGCCGTGGATATTCTAAGGTGAACCGCAGAATTGGTTACGGCAGTTGGCGGGCCGTCATCAACGCTTATCCCATCAATCTGGTAACTGGTAAGAAGATGGCTGGAAACTACCGCGGCCAGAAGAAGTACCCGAAGGGGCACACGTCCCATCTCTTTGTGTACTGAGCGGGATTGATATTTGTGGAAGGAGAGGTGTCAAATGTGGAAACGAGAACTCTTGAAAAATAAGCTCTACGCTTTGCTGCTGGTTGGGCTCTCTTTGCCTGTGATGTTTCTCGATGGGGACGCGACTGCGACAGTGCTGATGCTGTTCTTCGCTGTCCCCTTATTCTTTGCCAAGGAAAATTGGATTATGGGAGGGAGCCACAGCTATGCATATCAAGAAAGCCGGAGGAAAAGTGTACGGCGCCATACTTACCGCGGCGGAGAAAAAAGCTATGGATATCGAGATCCAGAAGGAGCTTGCGGAGTACGACAGAAAACACATCGCCGAAATCGACGCGACCATTCTGTGGGTGCTGCATGAACAGTTCGGGTTCGGGGCTCAGCGGCTTCGAACTTATTACGATGCCTTCCATGACCGTATCAAGGAGCTGGTCAGTCGGTATGAGATGGAGGACCAGGATGATATTTGGCTCTGTACGCAGATGCTAAAGCGAATTGGCGTCGACATCGAAGCATGGCATAAGGAGAGCGACCATGGGACTTGATGCTTTTGGAAGAATGGTGCGGGACATTCGCCTGGTTCGAGCAATGCTGCTCTATGATATGGCGAAGGATCTTGATATTTCATCGGTCGAGCTGTCCGCTATCGAATGCGGGAGAAAACCTGTCCCAGATTGGTTCATCTCCAAACTGCAAGAAAAATACGGCATCAGCGATGTGCATGCCCAATCGCTTATCAAATTCATGAACGAACGGGGTGAGAAAAATTGTCCTGGAATGATCGAAAAAACGCAGAGGGTTACTCAGACCCCACAGCTTACCAAGCTCTGAAGAATATCGAGGCCGAGGAGGAGCGGTTCCATAAGCTGCTCTATGCCATCTTTGATATTTGCGAACTGGCGGACTTTGAAATCGAGGGGCGGATTGTTCTGGTGGACAAGCGCTCCGGAAAGGTTTGGAGGTGATAAGTTTTGGGCCTATCCAGACTTGCAGCAAAATGTAGGGCGTGTCCATATGTATTCATCTGCGACCATAAGCAGATGGAGGCGCTTGGATATTTACCGTTGCCGGAGCCGACGGTTAAGATTCAGGTAGACCGATGCGACCATAAGCAGATGGAGGCGCTTGGATATTTACCGTTGCCGGAGCCGACGGTTAAGATTCAGGTAGACCGAACGGTTCAGATCGACAACCTGTTAAGGGCACTCAACTGCTGTTACACCAATATGCGGGCAGGCTTTTTTCAAATCCCAAAACAATATTTGAGAGGTGATGACCGATGACTATGGAAGAGGCTTTGGCAGTTATTCAGAAGATTGCAGACGCTTGGAATGCCTTTGGCCAAGCGATGGAGAACGCCGCACAGGCACTCCAAGATATGTTCCGCGGCCTGACTGATAGCAATGAACTCTGGCCCAAACGCAACGGAGTACCGCCTAAAAAGTATGGCATGTCTCTGCATCGGCGGGTTCGTCCGTCCCCTTCTCGCTACCAATTTGTACCGGTGACCCCTCGAAATCGGCCTTATCAGCGACGTGCTTTTTGAGAGATAGCCCTGATTAGAGCTTGATATTTTGGCAAGAAGAGGCAATGGAGGGTACGGACGTGGGCGACTTTGCAGCAGGATTCGACCGAAAAGTGAGCCAAAAGCTGCTACTATTACTGTTAGTAGCAGGTCAAATTTGGAGTATTTTGCTGGCCACTTTTAGTCTGAAAACTGGCCATTTGCCCACTTTTGATTTGAAACTGGCCAGAAATCTTCAAAATCTTGCATGAAAACAAGGCCGAAAATGGCGGAAAACTGGCCATTTGCCCACTTTCTGCCCACTTTTATTTTCAAAAGTGGCCAGGCTGAAACCCTTGGGGCGCAAGGGTTTGCGGGTTTTCTGGCCAGTTTCCCACTTTTTCTCTTCACTTAAATGCGAAAAAAAAATATTAAAAATTATATAAAGTGACGAAAAAAAGTGGCCAACTGGCCAGCAAGGGAATTTTGATGGGTTTGATGGATATTTACAGCCTTAGAGTGCTAGGTTTATCCACCTTTCAAAATCTCTCTTCCAAAACGAATGGAGGTGTGCTATACTGGCAATGCGACACAGTTTCATATATTTTCAGTCTATGGGGAAATGCTTTGGCAAAAGGTGTTTTCTCTCTTACTCGTTATACCCATAGGCTGAAATGAGATTGTGTCGCAACAATGGAGAGATGCGCTTTTGCAAGGGTGCGTCTCTTCATGGGGCGCACTCTTTTATTTTGCCCAAAGGAGGGATTGCCTATGGCCAAGCCAAAGAAGCCAAATGGTAATATCGGAGGTACGCTTGGTCTTGTCGCTGGGATTGTCGGCGCCGTGACTCCGCTTGCCGTCGAGCTTATCGACCGGATTCCCAAAAAGGAAGAACTTAGCCCTTCTGAAGAATTGATATTTATGCCTGAGCTCTGCTCCAAGAAGTTCCCCCTGAAACTGGACGAGGCCAAAGAACTTTTAGAGAGCCGCGGCCTGAAAGCGTTACCCATCGAAGTTCGTCTTCGAGACGCTTGCGTCAAATACAAAGATTGCTTTGAACTCCAGGTGGTTGGTTCTGACCGAAAACCCAACTCAAAGTTAAAACCTGGCGACACGGTCATTGTTCAGTATGTGACCCAGGAAGTAATTGACGAGAGTCGGCGGATATTTGAAGAGGCTGAGAAACAGAAGGCTGCTTTGAAACAGGAGCGCGCAGTTAAGCGGGCCGAACAGATGGAGCGTGCCAAAGCCGTTGCGGGAGATACTGCCGCCAAGGCAAGAGCCGGCGTCGAGAAGATGATCCGCCGTGACAAAAAGAAAGAACTTGGAAAGGAGAACTCCCATGAGCAGGAATAGTGGAAAGAAACGAAGTACGGCCGGACTAATCCTGGACGTTATCCTCACCCTTTGTACCGGAGGTCTCTGGCTGATCTGGATTCTGATTCGGTATCTGAGGAACAACAGCTGATGAACACACTATGGATATTCGCAACTTAGCCGGGGTGCCTGATGGTGCCTCGGCTTTTTTCGTTTCCGCCGAAAATGCAGTCGCCTTTATGGGAGGCGATAGTATGAAACTCAACTTTGGAAACCCGACCCAACTACTTATGACGTTTACCACGTCGATGGTGGCGGCGATTGGAACTGCTGCCGGCGCCACGATCTGGCAATCGTTTGGCAAACCGAAGGTCGAGAAAATTGCTGAGGAAAATAGTAAGCCGAAACGAAAAATAGGATTTACGATCGAATAAGATTTGAGCCGCTAACACAGCGGCTCTTTTCTTTTGCGCAGATTGATATTTGGCTGATTTTTCTTTCCGCGAAAAAAACAGACTCTTTTATGGAGAGGAGAGAGATATGTCGCGCATATCCTATTCTTTCTATCACTTTTATCAGAAAGGAGGCCTGTTTCATGGCCAGAAGCGCGAGACTGGAAAGCGGATTTCAGGACAGACTGATTGCCAATCTGAAAACGATCTTCCCCGGCTGCATGGTCTTCAAGATGGACCAGCGTCAGGGCATCCCTGACCTGCTCATTCTTTATGGCAAAAAATGGGCCTCCCTTGAGTGTAAGAAATCTGCAAGCGCTAAGAGACAGCCGAACCAAGAGTATTATGTTGGGAAGATGAATGAGATGTCCTTCTCCAGATTCATTTCCCCGGAGAACAAGGAGGAAGTGCTGGATGAACTTCGCAAAACACTCCAACCTTGAGGGGCAGCATGCCTTTCTTAGCGCCAGTGGTTATCACTGGATCAATTACTCAGAAGAGAAGATTGCTGATGCTTACGCCAAATACCGGGCGGCTCAGCGCGGGACGGCTCTTCATGCTTTTGCGGCTCAGTGTATCAAACTGGGTCAACGGCTCCCCAAATCCCAGAAGACGTTAAACATGTATGTGAATGACGCCATTGGGTATAAGATGACCCCCGAGCAAATCCTATATTATTCCCCGAACTGTTTCGGAACTGCCGACGCCATTTCCTTTCGGAAAGACATTCTTCGGATTCATGATTTGAAGACCGGCGAGACCCCAACACACATGGAGCAGCTTATGGTTTACGCGGCCCTCTTCTGTTTGGAGTATGACTACAAACCAAACGAGATTGAGATGGAACTGCGTATTTACCAGAACGACACTATCCTCTACCATAAGCCTACCATCGAGGATATTTTCCCCATTATGGATCGCATTGTTACGTTCGACAAAATCATCAACAGTATTAAGGAAGAGGAGGAATAAGCCATGGACCCCATTGTGGAAGACATTTTGATGCACTATGGCGTCAAGAGGCGCTCTGGTCGCTATCCCTGGGGTTCTGGCGAGAACCCTTACCAACACGGCGGAGATTTCCTGGCCCGTGTGGAAGAACTTGAGGCGCTTGGTAAATCTCAAAAGGAGATTGCCGAGGAACTGAAGATGTCTACCACCGACCTCCGCATGCAGGTTCGTGTAGCAAAGCATGAACGCCGTGCCTTACAGGCTGAGCGAGCCAAGTCCCTTCGGGAAGAGGGTAAGACGCTGGACGAGATTGCCAAGATCATGGGGTATAACAATGACTCCTCTGTCCGCGCCCTGCTCAATGAGAACACCGCGAGCAACAAGAATAAAGCCCTTGCCACCGCCGAGGCTCTAAAGAAGGAGTTGGCGGTCAAAGGTGCTCTTGACGTGGGCGAGGGTGTGGAGCAGCAGCTTGGCGTTTCCAAAGGTGTACTCCAGGAGGCGTTGTTCATTCTGGAAACTGAGGGTTACAACCGCTATGGCGTTGGCGTCCCCCAGGTGAACGACCCGAAGAAGCGAACCATCACACCGGTTATCTCCGTTCCCGACATTGAACAGCGCGACGCCTACCAGAACCTGGACATTATCAAGTCGGTCGGCGATTATCATTCTGCTGATGGAGGTGCATCCTGGGACAAGCGGGAATATCCGGCCAGCATTGATTCCAGCCGGGTAAAAATTCGTTACGGCGATGAAGGCGGCACCTCTAAGGATGGCGTCATCGAACTTCGCCGTGGTGTGGCCGACCTCGATTTGGGGGATTCCCACTACGCCCAGGTTCGTATCCTTGTAGATGGAACCCACTATCTGAAAGGCATGGCCATGTACTCTGACGACATGCCCGACGGTGCCGATATTGTGTTCAACACGAATAAACATTCCAGCACACCTAAGATGGACGTTATGAAGAAGATTCAGGATGATCCGGATAATCCCTTCGGTGCGTTCATCAAGGCCAATGGTCAAAGCTACTATCCTGACCCCAACGGAAAGTACACAGACCCCATCACAGGAGAGAAGAAATCTCTTTCGGCCATCAACAAGCTGAAGGAGGAGGGTGACTGGGACAAAATGAGCAAGAACTTATCCTCCCAGTTTCTTTCTAAGCAGCCCATCAAGTTGATTCAAAAGCAGCTGGATCTGACCTATGCTGATGCTGCCGATGAATTCGACGAGATTTGCTCCCTGAACAACCCCACCATCAAGCGAAAGCTGCTGATGGACTTTGCGGACGAGTGTGATTCCGCCGTTGTCCACTTGAAAGCGGCTGCCCTCCCCCGGCAGAGTACGCAAGTGATCCTCCCCATCACAAAAATGAAGGAGACGGAGATCTATGCCCCCAACTATCGGAACGGAGAGAAAGTTGTCTTGATTCGCTACCCCCATGGTGGCACCTTTGAGATCCCCGAACTGACGGTCAACAACAAAAACCAGTCAGCAATCTCAATTCTGGGCAAGAACATTCGCGACGCCGTCGGTATCAATCCAAAGGTGGCGGAGCGGCTCTCCGGGGCCGACTTTGACGGCGACCAGGTAGTTGTCATCCCTGTGGGCGGGAAGGTATCGGTAAAATCCACCCCCGCCCTGGATGGTTTGAAGGACTTCGACCCAAAAGTTGAATACTCCACTGAGGGGAAGACCGGTGTCCGGCTCCTCTCAAAAGCAGCCACCCAGATAGAGATGGGTAAGATTTCTAACCTGATCACGGATATGACCTTAAAAGGGGCCCCCGAGGAAGAAATCACTAAGGCTGTTAAGCACAGCATGGTCGTCATCGACGCGGCCAAGCACAAGCTGGACTACAAGCGGTCTGAGATCGAGAATGACATCCCCACCCTTCGGAAACGGTGGCAGGGCTACATAGATCCTGAAACTGGTAAGGAAGTGGGCGGGGCCTCCACCCTGCTCTCTCGGAGAAAGCAGAATGTTTCTGTTCCGGAGCGTCAGGGTAGCGGTCGTATCGACAGGGAGACGGGTAAGGTTATCTACAAGGAGTCTGGTCGAACCTATGTGGACCCGAAGACTGGGAAAACAGTTCCCGCCACAACGCAAATCAAACTTTTGGAGAAGACCGACGACATCCGAACCCTATCCTCCGGAACTGTTCAAGAGGACGCCTATGCCGATTACGCGAACCGTATGAAGGCGCTTGCCAATCGTGCAAGACTGGAATACTTGGCGACACCTACTCTGGTGCGCAATGCGAGCGCGGCTAAGGCTTATGCTCCTGAAGTTACCAGACTGACCAGCGCCCTGAAGACTGCTCAGCTCAACGCCCCTCGTGAGCGTGAGGCTCAGCGTATCGCCAATGCTCAGGTAAAGGCAAAGATCCAGGCCAACAACATCGCCGACAAAGATGAAATCTCCAAGATTCGTCGTGCCGCAATCAGCGATGCTCGTGTTGCTACTGGCGCAAGCGGAAAAGGAACACGAATTACAATCTCTGATGGTGAATGGGAAGCTATTCAGGCTGGTGCGATCTCTGACACAACTTTGAAAGAGATCCTTCGCTATGCCGATCCTGATGTTGTTCGCGCCCGTGCAACTCCAAGAGCATCGACGCAACTGTCTGAAGCTCGCATCAACCGGATCAAGGCGATGGCAAACTCTGGCTGCACTAATGCCGAGATCGCCGATGCTTTGAACCTTTCATCTTCTGTTGTTTCCAAGTATCTCAATGAGTAAGAAAGGAAGTGAGAGCGAATGGAAACGTGTATGCTTACAACGACTGATAACCCGTATGATCCCTTTACCCAGTATGAAGCCTGGTATCGGTTCGACGAAGACAACGGGTATCACTCCTGCGCTTTCTTAGCGCGTATCGCCCGTACTTCCGATCAGCTCTCTGAGCAGGAGAACATGGAAGAAATCGAGCGAGCTATCAATGACATCATCAAGTACGACCACCTGGGTATCTACAAAAAGGTAAAGCGGAAGTTAAACCCTGAACCTGCCGCGACCATGTGACCTCAAAAGCCCATAAAATCGGGAAAAGAAATGTTCTCTGATTCAGAGTGCATTTCTTTTTGTCATTTTTGAGGAAAATTCCTGAGATCGAAACCAATTATAGGGCTCTAAACGCATGAAAAGGGTATAGGGGGACCCCTCTAAAATGGCACCCCCCATGCATCGCGGTGGTCCCTAAAAATTCTCCGGGGGATATTTTTGAAAAATGGGTTCGGTTTTGCGGCGGCATTTGAACAAGCCCACAGGGCGGATATTGCTGATAAGAGACTCTTTTGTCCACCAGATCTCCTTTCTGGTTGTTTGCGCATTGTGTTACCTCCTTTGCCCATGGACGCCACGTGTTTTTCTCCACTTATCAACAATCTGCTTATGCGGGCTTCTTCAAATGTCGCCGCAAACCATTCCCAAAGTTATAGCAACTGCCACAATTCTTAGCGAGAGGAGGTGTCAAGCGTGGCAAAAGCGATCAAGCCTTCGGGCACTCAGCCAAGGAAACGCCGGGCCGCCTTGACACCGGAGGCCAGAGAGAACCAGCTAATCGACTTGGCCGTTAGTCTGGTCGAGAAACGGCTGCTGGAAGGAACGGCCTCTTCACAAGAAGTCACTACGATCCTGAAACTTGGAACTACCAGGGCGCGCTTGGAAAATGAGCGGCTTGCCAAAGAGGTAGAGCTGGTCCAGGCGAAGACTGAGGCGTACAAGTCCGGGGTCAGGATGGACGAACTCTATGAGAAGGCCATGGCTGCTTTCAAGCGATACAGCGGTCAGGACGAGGAGGATGAAGATGGGTATTAGATGTTACTCAGAATTGATCCTTCTCCCCACCTTTGAGGAACGCTACCGCTATCTCCGTTTAGATGGCATTGTTGGAAAGGAGACGTTTGGTTTCGACCGGTATATGAACCAAGTCTTTTACCGCTCCCCGGAGTGGAAGCAGATTCGTGACGTTGTGATTGCCAGAGATATGGGGTGCGACCTGGGGATTGCCGGTCGGGAGATTTACCGCCGGCCGCTTATCCATCACATGAACCCGATCAGCCCGGAGGATATTCGGGATCGAAAGGGTTTGATTCTTGACCCTGAGTTTCTGATCACCACAATCCACGAAACCCATCAGGCCATCCATTATGGTGACGAACATCTGCTGTTCAAAGAACCGATCATGCGTAGGCCCAATGATACCTGCCCGTGGAAAAAGTAGGAAGGAGGACTCGATGTGCAAAATCATGTTGCTGGAGTTGTGACCGATTGCCTGAGAGCGGCTATCTACCGGGAGCCAAGGGCTAATTCCAAAATCATCAAGGTCATTACTCTACTGACCAAAGTTACAGTCGACGTGGACGGGTCGACGGAAGGATTCTATAAAGTTTCTACCTCTGACGGAGTTCAGGGATACTGCATGAAGAAGTTCATCGCAGTCCGCCGGTGAGGAGGTCGCTATGGAGATTTCCGAAAGCATCTTGACGTCCATCAAGAAACTGTTGGGCATCGACGAGAATTATACGCACTTTGATGCCGACATTATCATGCACATCAACAGCGTGTTTTCGATCCTGACGCAAATGGGCGTCGGGCCTTCCAATGGTTTCTCTATTTCAGGAAAGGATGACACCTGGTCCGCTTTCATTACGGACAAGCCGAACATCTTTTCCTTAGTCAAATCCTATGTCTACATGAAGGTTCGATTACTGTTCGATCCGCCGCTCAGCTCCGCTGCCATTGAGTCTATCAATCGGCAGATCAGTGAGTTTGAGTGGCGGCTTTTCGTTGCGGCGGACCCCGTAGAAGACACCAGCGGGAAGGAGGAAAATCAAAATGGAGAATAGCATGCTCCTGCACTACGGAATTAAAGGCATGAAGTGGGGTGTCCGCCGTTATCAGAACAAAGACGGCACCCTTACCGCTGCCGGAGAGAAGCGTTATGACCGGGATAAGCGGGAGAATGCGGCCAAGAAGAAGGAAAACCGCATTGATACTTCTAATCCTGATCCACGACGCTGGGCCCAGGAGGACTTGGAGCGCTCCAAGCAGGTTGTAGATGCAAGTTCAAATCTTGTACGGGAAGCGAAGAAGATTGAACAGAGCACTACTGCCAGGTCTATTCCGAAACGGATGGACTTATCCGAGATGACCGACAAGGAGATGCGTGACAAGATTAACCGGGAGCTTTTGGAGCGGCAGTATAATCAGCTGTTTGCGGAGGTACCGGAAAGTAGCGTTTCTAAAGGCCGACAATTCTTTAGAACCTCTTTGAACGCTGCGGAAGTTGCATTGGGTATGACCGCATCCGCTCTAAGCATTGCTTTGGCAATTAAGAAGTTGAGCGGCAAGTAAACAGGAGGCTGGTGAACAGATGCTATCCAACACCGCCGTCCCTCGCTACTATGGTGCATTCCGAGACGCGGTCATCCGCGGGGATATCCCGGTCTGCAAAGAGGTCGCCATGGAGATGTACCGGATCGACCGGCTGATCGAGTCGCCCAGTTATTACTATGATGACAGGGCGGTCGAGGGGTGGATCGATTTCTGCGAGAACGAGCTGACCTTGACCGATGGCTCCGATCTTCATCTCCTGGACACCTTCAAACTCTGGGGGGAGCAGGTGTTTGGCTGGTACTATTTCGACGACCGTTCCGTCTATGTTCCAAATCCAGATGGCAGAGGCGGCCGTTATGTTACCAAGCGAATCAAGCAGCGGTTGACCAAGAAGCAATACCTGATCGTGGGAAGAGGCGCGGCAAAGTCGTTATACGATTCCTGCATTCAGGCTTACTTCTGCGTTGTGGATGGCTCCACCACCCACCAAATCACCACGGCTCCCACGATGAAGCAGGCCGAGGAGATCGTCAACCCCATCAAGACCGCTATCACGCGGGCAAGAGGACCGGTTTTTCAGTTTATGACCGAGGGTTCTTTGCAGAATACCACCGGCTCCAGAGCTAATCGGGTGAAACTGGCCTCCACCAAGAAGGGCATCGAGAACTTCATTTCCGGTTCTCTAATTGAGATCCGCCCCATGTCGGTGGACAAGCTCCAGGGACTTCGCTGCAAGGTGGCCACCGTGGACGAGTGGCTGTCCTCTGCCGACGCCCGGGAAGACGTTATCGGCGCAATCGAACAGGGTGCCTCCAAGCTGGATGATTACCTTATTATAGCAACCAGTTCAGAAGGAACGGTCCGAAACGGCGCCGGCGATACCATCAAAATGGAGTTGATGAACATTCTCCAGGGCATCGGCCCTCCACAGGAACATGTTTCTATCTGGTGGTATAAGCTGGACTCTGTTGAGGAAGTGGCTTATCCCGACATGTGGCCCAAGGCTAATCCAAATCTTGGGAAGACCGTGACCTACGAGACCTACCAGAAAGATGTGGACCGGGCGGAAACGGCGCCTGCCACACGGAATGATATGCTGGCAAAGCGATTTGGACTTCCCATGGAGGGATACACCTATTACTTTACCTATGAGGAGACTTTACCCCATCGCCGGCAAAGATTCTGGCAGATGCCCTGCTCTATGGGGGCAGATCTTTCTCAAGGTGACGACTTCTGTTCCTTTACCTTCCTCTTCCCTCTTCGGGACGGTGCTTTTGGCGTCAAGACCCGGAACTACATCACTTCCCTGACGCTCCATAAGCTCCCTGCGGCCATGCGGGTCAAGTATGAAGACTTCATGGCAGAGGGCAGCTTGATCGTCATGGAGGGAACCGTTCTGGATATGATGCAGGTCTATGAGGATCTGGATGACCACATCATCAACTGCGGTTACGATGTGCGCTGCTTTGGCTATGACCCCTATAACGCAAAGGAATTTGTGGAGCGATGGGTCAATGAGAATGGCCCATTTGGGGTTGAGGTAGTCCGGCAGGGTGCGAGAACGGAATCCGTCCCATTGGGAGAATTGAAGAAACTGGCTGGAGAGCGGATGCTGCTCTTTGACGAAGATCTAATTACCTTTTCCATGGGAAACTGCATCACCATGGAGGACACCAATGGCAACCGCAAGCTGCTAAAAAGACGATCCGACCAGAAGATCGACGCTGTGGCGGCTATGATGGATGCCTACGTTGCCTATAAGCATAATCCCGAAGCATTTGAATAAAAAAAAGGGGGGGGCTCATGAAACCCTATGAGAAACCTTCTCCCCAGGATTGCCTCGCCCACTACGGGATCAAAGGCATGAAATGGGGTGTTAGGCGTTATCAGAACGAGAACGGCACGTTGACAAAAGCCGGAAAAGAACGGTATAATTCCGACAAGGATGGAACCGCCGCGGAAGAATCTTCCAAGAAAAAGGGCCTATCCGACAAGCAGAAGACCATCCTTAAAGTCGGCGCAGCCGCAGTAGCCACCGCCCTTGTTGCTTATGGAACCTACAAACTGGTTGACAGCGGGGAGTTGCATCGCTTGGCCGAGAAAGGAAAGGCTCTCATAAATGGTAGTTCTCCATCTTGGAAAAGAGATGCCGATTTAGCAAAAGCTAATATGGGCAGTGATGAAATTCTCCAAAAGGTTGTCTCTCGAATAAATTGGGGGCGCGGAGAACCCGGGACAAATAATAATTGTCGTCGTTGTACCTTTGCTTACGAACTATCACGGCGTGGGTATGATGTTATGGCTACGCGGTCTATATCTGGAACTGGCCAAGACCAATTTGGGGTTTATAATGCGACTCACGGGAATCCTGTTGGTTCCGGTATTGTTCAAAGAATTTCTCGAATCTTAAAGGATTCGGACTTTGCAGATTTTGCTCGAACAGCACAAGCTAATCGAGGAACTGGGACCCCCATTGATCTCGGTAGGTCGAGTGGAATCGACCGGGCTAAGAGAATATTCCAAGAACTGGCCAAGCAACCGGAAGGTGCCCGTGGAGAACTCAGTATGCGTTGGCTTTCTGGAAATGGTCATAGTATGGCATGGGAAATTGTTCGAGGAAAACCAGTTATTTATGATTGCCAGCAGATGCAGATGTATGACTCCGCGGAAAGTTTCATTTCAAAAGCCGGAAAAATTGCATCATCGACATTTTTACGTCTTGACAACGTCGATTTGAATATGGACTTTTTAATGAGGTGGGTGAAGAATACATGAATGCCAGAGAAGCAAACATGATTGTTCGTAGAGCACTTCCAGAAGGAAAGATTTATCGACGTGTTGAGTTTGGAAACTTCTATTTGTTCATGATTTTTATGGACGATGAAAACGAAGGTTCCATGGACGCGATTTACTCCGTAGATAAAGAAACTGGAGAGTTTAAGGATTTTCCATATATGGATGACGATATTTTTGAGGAAGTAATTCAGTTATTTGCCGATGCTTCAAATGTTTATCAGGACATCATTTAATGGAGGAGCGCCAATATGCCAAGACATAAATTATCTGAGATAATTGAATTAGTTCGTCTTGTTTCTGAGTCGCAACCTAAGAAGTGGACATCTCCCGATGTAATTGAGTATATAGCTGCCTATGAAGAACAGCATCCAGAAAAGAAGATGACCAAACATCTCATGCGAAAGCTGGAGCGTGAATATTGGCGCTCCGTCCGCGCTGAGGCAAAGAAAAACAGGTAATTTCCGATGGGCAACCATCGGTTTTTACAGGAAAGAAGAAAGAGAGCAGCATAGTGCCGCCCTCTTCCAATTAGAATAAATGATACCGATGAATAACCGGCGTGACTGCTGGCCAATCCTTGTCTGCATACCGTTCATCCAGAGTTTTTGCTATGACATAAGCGGATTTGCTGAGCAAACCAAAGAGAGCATTGGAATTTGTCGCCATGGTATTTTCATTAGGATTCATGTATTCCGTCCTTCTTTCCACTGCGCCGCCAGTAACGTTTGAGTGCGAGTCAGACGCTGCTGGCGGCCACTTTTTTATCGCATTATAACATCTGAAATCCGCGATGTCAAAGTGGCGGATTGCTTACCGCAGACTCTTAACCGAGTCTGCGGATTTTTTATGCCCAAAATCCAAAACACACGAACGAGTTGTTGAAAATCTATCAGACAGGAGGTGACCGCGATTGTTGGACGTTTTACAGCACTATGGTGTTCTCGGTATGAAGTGGGGTGTCCGCCGTTATCAGAACAAAGACGGCACCCTGACTGCCGCTGGTCGGGCTCGGCTCGATAAGAAAGACGAGAAGTGGGCCAAGAAGAAAGGCGACAAAATTACCGAGACCGTTCGGAAGAAGTCATCCAAGGAGCTGGACCGTTATGCTGCGGAACTGCTCCAGAACCCCAATGCCCTGACAAGCCGCGGGAAGCTGAGTGCCGCCACTGTCAACGCCTACAATCGGAAGATGGCCGAAGTGATGTCACAGAAGGTTTCCGATCTAAGGTCACCCTCCGGAAAAACGGTCCAGTTCGTGGCAAAGCGTGGAGAGGTGGGGGTCATGATGGCGCTGGCTGACGCCGGGTATGACATGACTCAGCTGAAGAACGGCGTATGGACTTCCGGCAAGATTGCCTACCGGAAGACCGTGCTGGACAAGGTTTGATGGGTGGTGATGAAGATGGAATACGAACTGCGTCACCATGGCATCAAAGGCATGAAGTGGGGCGTCCGCCGTTTTCAAAATGAAGATGGGAGCCTAACCAATGCCGGCCGAAAACGTTATGCCGACGATGATGATACCGCTAAGCGGCGAAAATCGGTGGTCAAGAAGGTCGCTATTGGCACTGCGGCCGTTGCCGGCGTAGTCTTGACTGCCTATTTGGTCAAGAGGCATGGGGCCAAGAAGGCGGCAGAACTTGCATCCAAGGCGGATACCGGAAAAACCGCGGTTGAGAAACTGATAGAGTCCAGCTCCGTCATGTCGACACCGGTTAGTCAGCTCCGGGCATCAACTTCCAGTGCGCGCCCGAGTGTAGAAACCGGGAAACGGGTTGCCGAGGAAGTATCCAAGACAATTTCTTCGGCGTCCAGACCGGTAAGCACCATCCAACCTCCTCCGGCTTATGACTTTGACTCCTTGATGAAGCAGAACGACGAGCTTCTCAAGAAGATGTATGCCGATCTGCTGTCGTAACGGAGGTGAGAAAAGTGGAAATGGCATTGGGTTCCAGGCTGAAACATGCCTGGAACGCTTTTTTAGGCAACGAATTCTTTGACTACCGATATTCGCTAGGGCCCAGCTACTCCTATCGTCCGGACCGGCCTATTTTCAGCCGTGGAAACGAGAGATCCATCATCACCTCTGTTTACAACCGGATTGCGCTGGATGCGGCCTCAATCGCAATTCAGCATGCCCGCTTGGACGATGATGGCCGGTTTGAAGATGTCATCGATTCCAGCCTGAACAACTGTTTATCGCTGGAGGCGAATTTGGACCAGACCGGACGGGCCTTTATTCAGGATGTGGTCATGTCCATGCTGGACGAAGGGTGCGTGGCCATTGTACCTACGGATACAGATCTCGACCCAGAGACCGGCTCTTTCAAGATCGAAAAGATGCGCACTGGAAAAATTGTGGAGTGGTATCCCAAGCATGTTAGAGTTCGCGTTTACAACGAGAACCGCGGGGAGAAGCAGGACATCACCCTTCCCAAGAGTACGGTAGCCATCATTGAGAATCCATTTTTCGCGGTGATGAATGAGCCCAACTCGACAATGCAGCGATTGATCCGAAAGCTCAATATTTTGGACGCAATCGACGAGCAGAGCGGTTCTGGAAAACTCAACCTGATCATTCAGCTGCCCTACGTCATCAAGACGGAAGCGAGGCGTCAACAGGCGGAAAAACGCCGTAAAGATATCGAGGAACAGTTGGCCGGCTCCAAGTATGGCGTCGCTTACACCGACGGCACGGAGCATGTGGTTCAGCTGAACCGGCCCATCGACAACAATCTAATGTCTCAGATTGAATACCTAACGAGCATGCTTTACAGCCAGTTGGGGATTACTCAGGGGATTTTGGACGGGACTGCCGACGACCGGACAAAGCTGAACTACGACAACCGGACGATTGAACCGATCCTATCAGCCATTGTTGACGAAATGAAGAGGAAATTCCTCACCAAAACTGCTCGGTCACAGAAGCAGTCAATTCTGTTCTTCAGAGACCCGTTCAGGCTGGTGCCCATCAACGACATTGCTGAGATTGCCGACAAGATGACTCGCAACGAGATCATGACCTCCAATGAGATCCGGCAGAAGATCGGCATGAAGCCGTCGAAGGACCCCAAGGCGGACGAGCTCCGGAACAGCAACCTAAGCGCTCCGAAAGAGGAGGGCAATCAGCCACCAACAATATCTGAAGGAGGAAAAGTTCAAAATGAGTCTGAAGTATGACTTTAGTGGCTGGGCGACCCGAAACGATCTTGTATGCGCGGATGGACGAACCATTCGCCATAACGCATTCGAGGATTGTGACGGGAAGACGGTTCCCCTGGTTTGGAACCACCAGCACGATGAACCTGGCAACATCTTGGGCCATGCCCTTTTGGAGAACCGCAAGGATGGCGTTTACGCCTACTGTACGTTCAATGATACCGAAAGCGGCAAGGCAGCCAAGGTGTTGGTCCAGCACGGGGACATCGCATCCCTGTCTATCTACGCCAATGGGCTGAAACAGACACGCACCAAAGATGTCATGCACGGTGTGATCCGCGAGGTCAGTCTGGTAGTCGCTGGGGCCAACCCGGGCGCCTTCATTGACTTTGTAGATATGGCCCATGGCGAGGGCGGTGAGCAGGAGATGATTCTGTCTGCCTATGAACCCATTTCTCTGTACCGCCCTGACGAGAAGCCTCCTCTGGTCCATAAGGCCGACGATAAGACCGATCCCGAGGACGACAAAAAAGAGGACAAGTCAAAGGATGACGGCAAAGAGGAGAAGCCCGAGGACGAAAAGACCGTTCAGGATGTCGTGGACAGCATGACCGAGGAGCAGAAGACGGTTATGTATGCCCTGATCGGCGCTGCCATGGAGGAGCTGGACTCTTCCGAGGGCGGTGAGGATGACGAGGATGACCCCGATAAGAAATCTGACAACACCAAGGGAGGAAACAAGACCATGAAACACAATGTTTTCGAGCAGGAAGAGACCCAGGACAATGTTCTGAGCCACTCCGATCGCAAGGCCATTCTTGATCTGGCCAAGACCAACAGCGTGGGCAGCCTCCAGACTGCCCTGAACATCTATGCTGAGCAGAATGAGCTTAAGCATGGCATCGACAATATCGAAACCCTGTTCCCTGAGTTCAAGGATCTGCGCCCGGGTGCTCCTGAGCGGGTTACCCGTGACCAGGGCTGGGTCACTGTTGTCATGCAGAAGGTTCACAAGAGCCCCATCAGCCGTATCCGCACCCGCCAGACTGATACCCGGAATGACAATATTCGGGGCCATGGTTACCAGAAGAGCAACCGTAAGAAGCCTGCCGGCAACATGAACGTCATTACCCGTACTACCGATCCTCAGACCGTGTACCGCACCGATGCCCTTTACCGGGATGATATCATCGACATCACCGATTTCGATGTGGTCGAGTACCAGTATGCCGTTATGCGGGAGAACCTGAACGAAGAGGTTGCTACCGCTATCATGATCGGCGACGGCCGCGAGGCGGATGACGAGATGAAGATCTCCGAGGACCACATCCGTTCCATCTGGAACGATAACGACCTCTACACCATCCACTATGATGTGGACATCGAGGCCGCCCGCGCTGAGATTCAGGGTACTCGCACTGACATGAACTTCGGCGAGAACTACATCTATGCTGAGGCCATCATCTCCGCCGCGCTGTACGCCCGTGAGAAGTACAAGGGAACCGGCACCCCCGATTTCTTCTGTACGCCTCACCTGGTCAATGTGATGCTGCTGGCTCGCGATATGAATGGCCGCCGCATCTACACTTCCCGTGCTGATCTGGCTGCCGCGCTGAATGTCGGCGAGCTTTACACCGCTGAGCAGTTTGAGGGCCGCGCCCGGATGGATGGCGAGGGTAAGCAGCACAAGCTGCTGGGCATCTTTGTCAACCTGGCGGACTACACGGTTGGTTCCACCAAGGGCGGTGAGATCACCCGGTTCGATCAGTTCGACATTGACTTCAACCAGCAGAAGTACCTGATCGAGACCCGTCTGTCTGGTGCTCTGACCCGTGTCTACTCCGCTATTGCGCTGGAGGAGCCTGTGGCTACTGGCACTGGCGGCGGTTCTGGCCTCGGCGGCTAAGAGGAAAATTCAAAATGGCGAAATTTTATGGATCGGTAGGCTATGCTGATACCGTTGAGACTGCTCCTGGCGTACATGAAGAGAAGATCGTCGAGTATCCGTACTATGGCGATTTGACTCGGAATGTACGCCAGCTTCAGTCTGGGGAGACGCTCAACGATGACATCAACATCGCGAATGAGATCAGCATAGTCGCCGATCCGTTCGCCAGGAAGAACTTCCACAAGATGCGATATGTGACGTACATGGGTGCAAAGTGGAAAATCTCCAAGGTCGAAGTGGGCTATCCCCGCCTGATCTTAACGATTGGGGGCCTCTACAATGGGTAGCAGAGTTCAACTTCATACCATCCTGTGTGGGATTTTGGAATGTCCGGACCGCGGTGATGCGTGCCGGGCTTATTTTCAGCCTCCAGCGAGCAAGGAGATCCAGTACCCATGCATTGTCTATGAGCGAAGCGAGATCGACGCCGTTCATGCGGACAATGCGCCTTATCGCCTGCTGGACCGCTATCAGGTAACGGTCATCTACAAGAATCCTGATAGTGATCTGCCTCATCGGATCGCGATGCTGCCCATGTGCGCTCATGACCGTCACTTCACAGCCGATAATCTGAACCACGACATCTTCAACCTGTACTATTAAAAGGAGGAAATCCGAAATGAGTAAAATCGTATGGGACAAGACCGGTGAACGTTTTTACGAAACTGGTGTTGATCACACTGTTCTCTATCCCATCAGCGCTGCCGGCCTCTACAACAAAGGTGTGCCCTGGAACGGCATTACTGCCATTACCGAGAGCCCTTCCGGCGCCGAGCCCAACAACCTGTATGCCGACAACATCAAGTACCTGGTGCTGGTTGGCGCCGAGGACTTCGGCCTGACCATCGAGGCCTATACCTATCCCGACGAGTGGGAGGAGTGCGACGGCTCCGCTGAGATCGCTCCGGGCGTTATTGCCGGTCAGCAGAACCGTAAGGTCTTTGGCCTGAGCTACCGTACCAAGCTGGGTAATGACGTGGATGGTCAGGATCACGGCTACAAGCTGCACCTGGTCTATGGCGGTCTGGCCTCTCCCTCTGAACGGGGCTATCAGACGGTCAATGACTCTCCCGAACCCATCAACCCCAGCTGGGAGGTCACCACGACTCCTGTGGATGTGCCCGGCTTTAAGCCTACCGCCCGTTTGATCATCACCTCTACCAAGGCTGATCCGGCCAAGCTGAAGGCTTTGGAGGATATTCTGTATGGTACGGATACCGAGGAGCCTCGTCTGCCTCTGCCTGAGGAGGTCATCGAACTGCTCAAGAGTGCCGTTACCGTGGTTACCTCCGCTGAGAGCGCCGACGCCACTCTGCTCGGCAAGAAGGTCTCCGATCTTCAGAGCAATGTTGTGGTCGGCGAGGATACCATCTCCGGCAGCCTGAAGCATGTGACCGGCTACACCGGGTTCAGCAGCAAGACCTCTGAGCAGGAGGGCCACTATTTGGCTCTGAAGTTCGATGTGACCCCGGCTGACGCCGTTACCACCGTGGAGCTGGTGGGCGGCACCAAGGGCCCCGTGACCCTGGATGCGGACAAGAACATCGTCCTCCTGATCAAGAGCAACACTACCCAGAGCATCAAGGTGGTTTCCACCAAGGACGGCTCTTCCGTCACCAAGACCTACACCCTGACTGGCCTGACTCTGGAGGCCTAAGCAACCAAACCGCAAAGCGGGGCTCTCTTCACCGAGGGCTCCGCTTTCTTTTATTTTTGAAAGGAGAAAAACTGTAATGCTGAAGCTTACAAGAACTTACAACGACTACAATGGCGCCTCTCGTACCGAGGATTTCTACTTCAATCTGACTCAGGCCGAAGTGACTGAGATGGAGCTTTCCGTAGACGGCGGTCTGGTGGAGATGATCAATCGCATTGTTGCGGCCAAGGATGGGAAGCAGATCATCGCCGTCTTCAAGGATGTTATCCTGCGGGCCTACGGTGAGAAGTCCCCCGATGGAAAGCGCTTTATCAAGAGCCAGGAGCTGCGGGATGCCTTCGCTCAGACCGAGGCGTACAGCGACTTGTTCATGGAGTTGGCCACTGATGCGGATGCCGCTGCCAGATTCATCAACGGCATCATCCCCCAGGGGAAGAAGTCTCAGATTCCTTCCAGCTCTCCGGCTCCTCAGAACTGAGCATGACTGGGGAGATCAGAGATGCTGGAAATTGTGATACCGGAAACCGAGCAGTATGACGAGGCGAATGGCTGTTTTATCACGACCAAGAAGCAGGTGCTTCGACTGGAACACTCTCTGGTCTCCCTTTCAAAATGGGAATCAAAGTGGCACAAACCCTATCTGTCCCGAAAGCAGAAGACCCAGGAGGAGCAGATCGACTATATCCGGTGCATGACCTTGACCCAGAATGTGGACCCCAATGTCTACACTGCTATTACGCCTCAGATCCTGAAGACGGTCAACGCCTATATCGACGATTCCATGACGGCCACCACCTTTGCCAAGAGACAGCGGGGGCGCTCAAACAATGAGATCGTCACAGCGGAAATCATCTATTACTGGATGATTTCCCATCAAATCCCCTTCGAGTGCCAGAAGTGGCATTTGAACCGGCTCATGACACTAATCAATGTATGCAACGCGAAGAATGGGCCGCAGAAGAAAATGAGCCAGAAGGAGATCTTCGCGCAGAACCGTGCGCTGAATGCCGCGCGCAGGAAGAGAACACATTCGAGAGGATGATATTCATGTCGGAAGCAACCATTTGGAGTTTCTTCAAGAAGAAAGGCCTCTCGGATTGCGGAGCGGCCGGCCTGATGGGAAATCTCTACGCTGAGAGCGGTCTGAAACCGACCAATCTCCAGAATACCTACGAAAAGAAACTGGGAATGTCTGATGCGGACTACACTGCTCAGATAGACGCCGGAATCTATCAAGATTTCGTTCACGACAGCGCTGGTTATGGCCTTGCGCAGTGGACGTTCTGGAGCAGAAAGCAGAATCTGCTTGCTTTTGCGCTGAGCAGAGGAAAGAGCATTGGTGATCTGAAGATGCAGTTGGATTTCCTCTGGAAGGAACTGACCGAGAGTTATGCCTCTCTGGTCAACATCTTGAAGACCGCCACATCTGTCCGGGCGGCCTCCGATGCAGTGCTGGTGCAGTTTGAACGCCCCGCAGACCAGAGCGAGACGGCCAAGGCCCGGCGCGCCTCTTACGGACAGAAATATTATGACCAATATGCCGGAAAGGAGGGCGTATTTGCAATGAGCAACAGTCCATTGGTTTCCTACACAAAGCTGTCGCCCAATCATTCCGGAAAGCGGAATCATGTGATCGACACGATTTCGATCCACTGTATGGCGGGGGACCTGACTGTGGAAACCTGCGGCAATCTTTTCGCCAATCCGAGTCGGAAAGCGAGCAGTAACTATGGAATCGGAAGCGATGGCAGGATCGGTCTCTATGTGGAGGAGTGCAACCGTTCCTGGTGCACCTCTTCCAGTTCTAATGATAACCGCGCCATCACGATTGAGGTGGCAAACAACGGCGGAGCCGACCAGGGGTGGCCGGTATCTGATGCGGCCTACAATTCTTTGATTGCCCTTCTTGTGGACATCTGTCAGAGAAATGGCATCAAGAAACTGCTTTGGAAAGGTGATAAGTCGCTGATCGGTCAGGTGGACAAGCAGAACATGACTGTTCATCGCTGGTTTGCAGCAAAGGCTTGCCCCGGAGACTGGCTTTACAACCGGCACGGGCAGATCGCCGCCGAGGTCAACGCAAAACTGTCTGGGGAGGACGACGATATGGATCAAACGAAATTTAATGAGATGTTTGGTGCAGCCATGACAAATTATCTCAAGGGTCTTCAGAACAATAACTGCGGCACCTGGTCTGAAGAGGCTCGGGTGTGGGCTGAAAATGTGGGGCTCTTTGCTGGAAACGGCACCACGGTTGACGGAAAGCCGAATATGATGTGGCCGTCCGGCCTGACAAGAGAGCAGGCGGCCCAGCTTTTCTATCGGTTTGCGCAGATGGTGGGGCTTGCATGATGAAAAGTAAGAAAAGCCGTGCCGGAGGCAAAGCCGGAAGGAAACCTGATCTTACACAGTTTTCAAAATGGATGATCGCTGACATTCGTCCGCTCCTGTGGATCGTGACGATCGGCGGTTTTTTATTGGCTTTTTACTGTGTCTACAAAGGGTATATGGGGGCGCTTCCTTGGATCGGCGCTATGGTTGGGCTCCCCTGGACAGCACATGGCGTGGTGTGCAGTTTCTATTTGAACCTGTGCAAATCGGACCATCGGGAAGGCGGCATCACTTTTGAGACCGCAAAGGCCTCGAATTTCAACGTGAATGTTTCACAGACGCCGGTAGGCTCCGTGGAGAGCCCGGCGATTTAAGGAGGACACGTCATGAATTATACGGAAGTCATTTCGACACTGCTGATGATTATCGGCGGGGTTACGATCCTGACCAACCTCATAGTGCAGGTGTTCAAGACCGTGACGTGGGATAAGATTCCCACGAATTTCCTTGCGCTTATTGTGGCTGAGGTGCTGACCCTGGCCGCTGGCGCCGCTTATGCGCAGATTCAAGGGATCGCGATTACTTGGTATTTGGTGTTTGCAGCCGTTGTGGTCGGACTTTTATCCGCCTACGCGGCCATGCTGGGATATGACAAGCTGGTCGAGGCGCTCAAGAACTGGCCTAAGAAAATTGAATGATAGGAGGAGCCGGCAGTGATTCGTTTCAGACACAAGGGCGATTTTTCCAAGCTGACCCGATTTCTGGAAAGAGCGAAGGAAGCTGTTCATCTCGGCGATTTGGATAAATTTGGCCGAGAAGGAGTGGCCGCCCTTGCGTCTGCAACGCCTGTCGACTCCGGAGAAACGGCAGCATCCTGGTATTACGAGATCACCAACAAGAACAACACGGTCACCATCTCGTTTCACAATTCAAACATTCAAAATGGAGTTCCCATTGCCATTATCCTGCAATACGGACACGGCACTGGGACCGGAGGCTGGGTACAGGGAAGAGATTACATCAACCCTGCTATCCAGCCCATTTTTGACCAAATAGCGAACTATGCTTGGAAGGAGGTCACGCGGTCATGAGCAGGACCATCGACGAGAGAGTCGTCGAGATGCGATTTGACAACAGGCAGTTTGAGCAAAATGTGCAAACCAGTTTGTCAACACTCGGCAAACTCAAACGGGGTTTGGATCTGGACGGTGCTGCCAAAGGCCTTGAGAACCTGGGCACCGCTGCGAAGAAGTGCGATATGTCCGCCCTTAGCAGTTCCGTCGAGACGGTTCGGGCGAAGTTCTCGGCGTTTGAAGTCGTTGCCATGACGGCTCTTTCCAATATCACAAATTCCGCCATAAATACAGGTAAGCAGCTTGTATCCGCCCTTACGATCGACCCGATCAAAACTGGTTTTCAGGAGTATGAAACCCAAATCGGCGCAATTCAGACGATCCTGGCTAACACCCAGCACGAGGGCACCAATCTTCAGCAGGTGAACCGGGCGCTGGACGAGCTGAATACTTACGCAGATAAGACGATCTACAACTTCACCGAGATGACCCGGAACATCGGAACCTTTACTGCGGCCGGCGTGGATCTTCAGACCTCAGTTGACTCCATCAAGGGTATTGCAAACCTGGCCGCTGTTTCGGGTTCCACTTCTCAGCAGGCGTCCACGGCGATGTATCAGCTTTCGCAGGCATTGGCCGCAGGAAAAGTCTCTTTGATGGACTGGAACTCGGTCGTCAACGCCGGCATGGGCGGTAAAGTGTTCCAAGATGCTTTGGTTCGGACTTCTGAATTGCTGGGTACTGGAGCACAGAATGCCATCAATATGTACGGTTCTTTCCGGGAGTCCCTCACCAGGGGCGAATGGCTTACCACTGAGGTACTTACCGAAACCCTGAAGCAGTTTGCCGGCGCATATAGCGAGGCGGATTTGATTCAGCAGGGGTTTACGGAGGCTCAGGCGAAAGAGATCGCTCAGATGGCGCAGACGGCCGAAGACGCCGCTACCAAAGTAAAGACGTTCACGCAGTTGTGGGACACGCTGAAGGAAAGCGCGCAGTCTGGATGGACCGCGACGTGGGAGATTTTGGTTGGCGACTTTGAAGAAGCCAAGGAACTGCTGACCGAGATTTCCAACACCATTGGCGGTGTCATCAGTGAATCTGCCCAGGCGAGAAATGAGTTTCTCAGCGGCGGCCTTAGTTCGGGCTGGAAACAGCTGCTGGACCAGGGTATCGCTGACGAGGCTGGCTTTATTGAGTCAATCCAAACAGTGGCCAGAGAAAGCGGCGACGCCTTTGACCAGCTGGTGGCCGATTCTGAGAGTTTCACTGACGCGCTGAAGCAGGGCCTGACGGATGGAATCATCTCTTCTGATACCCTTTCTGAGGCAGTCTTTAACCTTCAGAGTAAAATGTCTGGCATGTCGCAGGAAGAGCGGAAAGCTGCCGGATACACCACGGAGATGGTCGAGCAGATCGAGGCACTGAGTTCCGGTCTTCAAAATGGAACGATTTCCATGGATGAATTTACGGAGAAGATTCTGAAGCCATCCGGTCGAGAGAATCTAATCGAGTCTGTTTGGAATGCAGCCAAGGGGTTGATGAGTGTCATCACCCCCATCAAGGATGCGTTCCGCGACATCTTCCCTCCAGCCACTTCCGACCAGCTTTATGCTCTCACGGAATCGCTGCGCAGCTTTTCCGAACGTCTGACGATTTCGGATGAAACGGCAGATAAATTGCAGAGGACTTTCAAAGGTCTCTTTTCCATTCTGGACTTGGGTCGTCAGGCTCTTATGGCGGCCCTCAGCATTGTCACCCCTATGGCCGGCGGAATGGGCTCGCTGGCTGACGGGATTCTCACTGTAACCGCCACGATCGGCGATTTCCTCACCGGTATTAACGACGCAGCAAAGAAAGGCGAAGTCTTTAACAAAGTCGCCCAGGGTATTTCAACGGTTTTGGAGTTTGTTGTATCCGGGATTCAAAGCGTTGTTGAGGTTCTTGGAAATGTCTTTGCCGTTCCTGGTTTGGAGGCATTACAGGAGCTGTTGGGCCGTCTCCAGACCAGAATCGGACAGGTCCTTGATGCGTTCAACAGCTTGGGGTTCGGCGTTGACGATGCCGTAAAAACCATGGATTCGGCTGTTGGCAACAGCAAGTTCCTGCAAATGTTCCAGACCCTTTTCAATGGCCTAAAGACCATTGCCAGCGGCATCATCGCTGTTTTGGGCGGGCTATCCGCCACTCTGATCGATGCCATTGGCAACGCTGATTTCAGCGGGGTCATCGACCTGCTGAATGGTATTTCTTTGGGCGGTATCGCCATCGGTATCACCAAATTCATGAACAGCCTGACCAAATCTTTTGATGATGTCGGGGGTCTTCTCGACAATGTGAAAGGTATCTTGGACGGTGTTCGTGGGTGCTTTGAGGCCTATCAGACCCAGTTGAAGGCCGGGACCCTTTTGAAGATTGCCACGGCGATCGGTGTATTGGCGGCTTCGATCGTGGTCATTTCCCTGATCGACAGTGCAAAACTGACCGCCTCCCTTGGCGCTATTACCGTACTGTTTGCGGAATTGATGGCGTCTATGGCGGTTTTCAGCCGTATCAGCGGAGAGGTCAAGGGTGTTATCAAGGGAACCACGGCCATGATTGGAATTTCCGCCTCGGTACTTCTGCTGGCTTCCGCGCTGAAGAAGATTTCTGACATTGAGCCGGAGCAGATGGTTGTGGCGCTTGCAGGAATCGCCGGATTGATGACTGCGATGGTTGCTGCCGCCAAAGTTTTGGGGAGCGGTTCCAGCGCCGTTATTAAGGGTACGACTCAGATGGTGGTCTTTGCCGGCGCAATCAAAATGCTGGCTTCTGCCTGCACCGATTTGGCGCAGTTGGACTTTGCCGGATTGGCGAAGGGGTTGACTGGCGTCGGAGTCCTGATGGCAGAGGTTTCTCTGTTCACCAAAAAGGTCACCATTAACAAGGGCGCTGTGGCTACTGCGACCGGAATCCTGGTTCTGGCCAGCGCTATGAAGGTCTTTGCCTCGGCCTGTAAGGATTTTGGGCAGATGGATGTGGGCGAATTGGTCAAAGGGCTGAGCTCTATCGGGGCTCTTCTTCTGGAGATCACCGCCTTCACCAAACTGACCGGAAACGCACAGGGGCTTATCTCCACCGGCCTTGCCATGATTGAGATTGGCGCGGCTATGAAGATATTTGCCTCCGCCATGGCGGACTTTGGCAGTATGTCTTTGGAGGAGATCGGTAAGGGTCTTCTGGCGATGGGCGGTGCGCTGGCGGAAGTGGCCATCGCTATGCGGGCCATGCCGAAGAACCTGATTGCAACCGGTGCAGGACTGGTTACAGTTGGCGCTGCGCTGAATGTCCTGGCAGAAGCCCTTGGCAAAATGGGCGGTATGAGCTGGGAAGGCATCGCAAAGAGTCTTGTTGCCATGGGCGGTGCTTTGGCTGAACTGGCAATCGGTCTGAATTTCATGAACGGGACGCTGGCTGGTTCCGCAGCCATGCTTGTGGCTGCCGGCGCTCTGGCCGTCCTGACTCCTGTGCTCTTTACCCTTGGAAGCATGAGCTGGGAGTCCATTGCAAAGGGGCTTATCACAGTTGCCGGTGCCTTTACCGTGATTGGTGCGGCTGGCGCGATCTTGACCCCTCTGCTCCCCACCATTCTCGGACTGGGTGGCGCTTTCGCTTTGATCGGCGTTGGCATTGCTGGCCTTGGCGCGGGGCTGCTGCTTGTGGGAACTGGGTTGACTGCGATAGCAGTCGGTATTACGGGCCTGGCTACTTCTTTGGGCGCCGGCGTGACCATCATTGTGGCCGGATTGACGTCCATCATCACAGGTATTGCCGCGTTGATTCCTGCGATTGCTCAGCAACTGGGCGAGGCAGTCATCGCCTTTGCCGAGGTCATTACCAATGGGGCCCCGGCAATCGGGAACGCGGTTAAAGCGTTGGTTCTCACATTGGTCGATGTTCTGGTCGAATGTGTTCCAGCTATCGCTGACGGCGCTTTAGAGCTGGTTGCCGGTGTCCTCGCGGCCTTGGCGACCTATACACCGCAGATCGTTGACTCCATCATGCTGTTCCTGATCGAAATCATCGACGGCTTGGCGCGCAATCTTCCGACACTGATCCAATCGGTGGTTAATCTGTTGATGTCCTTCTTCTCTGGAATCGTATCTGCTTTGGGGAGCATCGACACCGATGCACTTCTGAAGGGTATTGCCGGAATCGGGCTTCTCAGCGGTATCATGGTGGCTCTCGGTGCCTTGGCCGGTCTGATCCCCTCTGCTATGGTGGGGGTGCTTGGGCTTGGTGTGGTAATGGCAGAACTCGCTGTTGTACTGGCGGCCATTGGCGGCTTGGCTCAGATTCCGGGCCTCGATTGGCTGATCGGGGAAGGCGGCAAGCTGTTGCAGACCATCGGCAACGCTATTGGCGGATTCGTCGGGGGCATTGTCGGTGGATTTATGAGTGGCGTCTCCAGCTCCTTCCCACAGATCGGTGCCGACCTCGGAGCATTTATGACCAATGTGCAGCCGTTTATCAACGGAGCAAAGAGTATCGACGCCTCCATGCTGGACGGTGTTAAAGCACTTACTGAGGCGATTCTGCTTATTACAGCTGCCGATTTGCTGGAGGGCCTGACCTCTTGGTTGACTGGAGGTTCTTCCCTATCCGACTTTGCCGAGCAGCTTGTCCCCTTCGGCGAGGCGATGGTACAGTTCTCCAACAGTATTACCGGGCTTGACGGTGATTTGGTCAGCACGGCGGCAATCGCTGGAAAAACCTTGGCAGAGATGGCCGCGACGCTGCCCAACAGTGGCGGCATTGTTGGTTTCTTTGCCGGGGAGAATGATATGGGCGAGTTTGGAAACCAGTTGGTTGGTTTCGGCGAGTCCATGATGAAGTTTGCGGCAAGCATCAAGGGGCTGGATACCGATGCTGTGACCAATGCGGCTACCGCAGGTAAGGCTATGGCAGAAATGGCGGCTACACTTCCGAACACAGGAGGAGCTGTTGCTTTCTTCACCGGCGACAATGATATGAGCGCCTTTGGCGATCAGCTGGTGCCCTTCGGTGAAGCAATCAAAGCCTATTCCGACGCTGTGACCGGGTTGGATGTGGACGCGGTAAAGAACTCCGCCATTGCTGGTCAGGCCATGTCGGAACTGGCAGCGACACTTCCGAACACAGGGGGTGCTGTCGCCTTCTTCGCCGGCGACAATGACATGGCAACCTTCGGAGAGCAGCTGGTCTCCTTCGGTGAGTCCATGAAGAATTATTCAAAATCGGTCAGCGGCCTGGATGGCGATGCCGTTGCCAACTCGGCTGTTGCCGGCAAAACCCTGGTAGAGCTTGCAAAGACTATCCCTAATACCGGAGGTCTGGTCACTTTCTTCACTGGTGACAACGATTTGGAAACCTTCGGCGACCAGTTGGCGCCTTTCGGAGAGGCGATGAAGGCCTATTCCGACAGTGTGACCGGTATGGACAGCGAAGCAGTCACGGCCTCCGCGACCGCGGCGAAAGCATTGGCGGAACTGCAAAGCTCTCTGCCCAATATCGGCGGCGTAGTGGACTTCTTTACCGGTGGGAACGATTTGGAGACCTTTGCGAATGGTCTGCTTCCCTTTGGCGAGGGCATGAAGGCCTATGCTGATGCTGTGACCGGAATGGATACGGGGGCGGTATCCGCCTCTGTGACTGCGGCTCAGGCGCTTGCCGCGCTCCAGGCATCTCTTCCCAGTGTGGGTGGAGTGATGGAGTTCTTCACCGGTGGGAATGATCTCGGCATATTTGCCGATGGCGTTCTGTCCTTTGGAGAGGCGATGAAATCCTATGGCGATGCCGTTTCCGGTATTGACACCGGGGCTGTATCCGCCTCGGCTGTGGCGGCTCAGGCGCTGGCTCAACTGCAAGCATCCCTTCCCAATGTGGGCGGCATCATGGAGTTCTTTACCGGTGGGAACGACCTCAGCAAGTTCTCGGAGGGTGTTATCCCCTTCGGCGAGGCCATGAAGTCCTATGGCGAGGCTGTGGCCGGCATCAACGCCGACGCTGTTGAGGCGTCCGGAGTCGCGGCCCAGTCCCTGGCAAAACTCCAGGCTACTTTGCCGCAGGTCGGTGGGGTCATGGAATTCTTCACGGGAGGAAATGACCTCGGTAAATTTGCAGAAGGGATTGTCCCCTTCGGGCAAGCTATGAAATCTTATGGTGAGGCTGTGGCGGATATTAAGGCTGAGGCCATTACTGCCTCCGCCGTTGCCGCCCAGTCCCTGGCGCAGCTCCAGGCCGATTTGCCCAATGTTGGCGGCGTCATGGCTTTCTTCAATGGGAGCAATGACCTTGGCACTTTCGCGGCGGGTATCGTGCCCTTTGGCGCAGCCATGAAATCCTATGGCGATGCCGTGGCCGAAATTAACGCAAACTCTATTACTGCCTCTGCGGTGGCCGCTCAGTCTCTGGCAAAGCTGCAAGAGTCTCTCCCCCTGGTGGGCGGCGTCATGGCTTTCTTCAATGGAAGCAATGACTTGGCAACCTTTGCCGCCGGCATTATCCCCTTCGGCGCGGCGATGAAGTCTTACAGCGATGCTGTGGCTGACATCAATCCGACCGCAGTGGAGAGCTCTGCCTCTGCCGGGCAAGCCCTGGTGGAACTGGCGAACACGCTGCCCAATACCGGCGGATTGGTCTCCTTCTTCACAGGAGGAACCGATCTTGCCGCATTTGGAGATGACCTTACTGCCTTTGGAGCGGATCTGGCCGCCTATGCGGAGGCCATCAAGGACGTGAAACCGGAAGCGGTGACGGCCTCGGCCAATGCTGCAAGCGCTCTGTCCAATCTGGCGACAGGTCTTCCCGACAGCAGTCTGTTTGACCAGTGGTTCGGCGGAGACCAGACTTTGGCCTCCTTCGGCGCGGATATCTCTAAGTTTGGCTCCTCTATGAAGGATTACTACAATGAGGTTTCCGGCATCGACATTGGCAAACTATCCGACGTCATTACCCAGGTCTGGGATTTGATCGACCTGGCGGAGGGCGTCAATGGCATCAATACCAACGGTCTGACTAATTTCGCCGACAGTATGAAGAAGATGGGTGATACCGGGATCTCCGGGTTCATCGAGGCCTTCTACAACTGCGGCGACACCATTAACAGCGCCGTGGTCAGCATGTTGTCTTCAGTCAGCGGCTCCATCACATCAAACATTTCCGTGGCGAGTTCCGCCATGGAGACGCTCGTGGAGTCGATGGCAAACATTGTGGATACCAAAGTCATTGTGATTGAAGACGCGATCGAGGGGATGATGCGAAACATTGGAACCACGATCACCTCGTCCTCCAACACTGTGAAAACAGCGATGGGGACGGTGGTTACGGCGGCCGCGTCCAAAATCAACAGTATGAAACCCGAGTTCGAGACCGCTGGCGAGAATGCCGGTCAGGGTTTCGTCAATGGTATCCGGTCTAAGTTCAGTGCCTCCAGTTCTGCGGGTCGCAGCCTGGGTCTGGCCGCGCTCAACGCGGCGAAGAAGGCCCTGGACAGTCATTCTCCTTCCCGGGAGTTTATCTACCTGGGCGAGAACATCGGCGAGGGTCTGGCCATTGGCGTGAACAACAGCATCGTCCCGGCCGCCCAGGCGACCTCCAACATGATTGGGGAAGTTATCGATGTCAGCAACAAGGGTATCGACGCCTGGAAGGACTGGGTCGACGAGAAGACCTATTACGACGAGCTGAGCCTGAAAGATCAGCTGGCCGGATGGGAGAATCTTCAGAAGCAGTACAAAGCCGGTTCTGAGGAGCGCAAGGAGATCGACCGTGAGGTCTATCGACTTCAAAATGAACTGGTGGCGTCCACCTATCAGGCCTCCATCGACTGGATCGAGAAGGAGAAATACTACAACCGCCTGAGCACCGAGGAGGAATTGGCCGCCTATGAGCGGATGCAGTCCCGATACATGGAAGGCAGCGAAGAGCGGATGGAGATCGACCGGAAGGTCTACACCCTTCGTAACCAGCTTGTGGACGAGTCCTATCAGAACTCCATGGACTGGATCGAGAAGGAAAAGAACTACGGTCGCATGAGCCTTGCCGATGAACTGGCGGCCTATAAGCGCGTCCAGAGCCGGTATGCAGCCGGTACGGAAGAGCGCGAGGAGATGGATCTGAAGGTCTATCAGCTGGAGAAGGAGATCTATGAGGCTCAGCAGCAGTACATCGCCGATGTGCAGGAGGTTCAGGAATCCGCCAATCAGAAGCGCATTCAGTTGGAGCAGGAGTATGCCGACAAGGTCCAGTCCATCAATGAGCAGCTGGAACGGGATATTCAGTCTTTGAATGACCAGTACCAGAACGCCGTGGAGTCCCGCACCAACAGCCTCTATCAGTCTTACGGCCTCTTTGACGAGGTGACGGAGAAGGAGGCGGTCAGCAGTGACACGCTGATGAAGAATCTGGAGGGGCAGGTCCAGGAGTTCGGTGAGTGGCAGGATATTTTGGGTCAGCTTTCTGCCAGGGGCGTTGATTCCGAGCTGATTTCCGAACTTCAGGAGATGGGGCCGTCCGCTATCGAAGAGATCCGGGCGCTCAACTCCATGAGCGACGACGAGCTGGAAAAGTATGTCTCTCTCTGGTCCATTAAGCATGCCCAGGCCCGGGAGCAGGCTGTCAGCGAGTTGGAAGGCATGCGCATTGAAACTCAGGAGCAGATTGCTCAGCTGCGTGTCGATGCGGAATTGGAGTTGGAGGAGTATCGGCTTACCTGGCAGGAAGAAATGGCTCAGTTGGAGGCAGATACCAGCAGTCAGCTGGCATCACTCCGTCAGGAGTTTGCGGAAAATGTGGGCCTGATCAAGAAGGACACTGAGGCCGAGATGAAGGAAATGACCGAAGTGGCCACGAAGATCCTCTCTGAAGCCGGGTGGACTGAAACGGGGCAGCAAATCCCTGCCGGTCTTGCTGAGGGCGTCGCCATGTCGAAATCCACCTTCCTGGACGAACTGACCAACATGGCGCTCGCCGGCGTGGAGGCTGTCAAGAGTACGCTGGAGATCAACTCTCCCTCCCGGGTTTTCCGGGAGCTGGGCAACTTCACGGGCCTCGGCTTTGTGAATGGCCTGGCGGACTATGCTGAGAAATCCTATGCCGCAGGCGCTAATATGGCGGATTATGCGACGGATGGGCTCTCCAATGCTATGTCCATTGTGGGCAACCTTCTCAATGGCAACATGGATACCCAGCCTACAATTCGCCCCGTACTTGACCTTTCTAATGTGATGCATGGTGCGGAGCAGCTCGACAGTCTATTCTATCCGCAGCGGACCATTGGACTTGCCGGACAGGCTAGTTTGGCATTTGCTGAATCTGGCAGAAATGGCGGAACAACGGTCAATGTGGACAATGACAGTGTTGTGGAAGAACTCCGTGCTCTGCGCAGTGAAATGGCGGAAATGACGGAGCGAATAGAACGGATGCGGGTCGTGCTGGACACCGGTACTCTGGTCGGTGAGATGGCAGGGCCCATGGACAATGCCCTCGGACAGAGGGCGGCACGCAGGGGAAGGGGGAACTAAGCTTGTACCACTCGGTTACCTTTGGGGATAAAAACTCTTGGGACGACTGGAGGCTTGTCCCCTCCTCTCGGCCTCTCTTCAATCCTCCGGCCCAGAAGGTAACGACGCTGGATATACCCGGTGGGGATGGGGTGATCGACTTATCCCAGTCTCTCACCGGGTATCCGGTGTATCAGAACCGGACGGGCTCGATTGAGTTTATTGTGATGAACGACTTCAAGCCTTGGCACATGGCCTATTCCGATATCATGGACTACCTGCACGGGCAAAAGCTGCGTGCGGTGCTGGAGGACGACCCGGAGTATTTTTATGAAGGGCGGTTCACCGTCAATGCCTGGAAGTCGGAAAAGGATTGGTCGCGCATCACCATCGACTATGATGTGGGGCCCTACAAGTGGTCGCTCCTGTCTTCGACGGACGACTGGCTGTGGGACCCTTTCAACTTTCAAAATGGTGTGATACGGGCTGCTCTGTTTAAGAACATCGCCGTGACCACCGCCAAGAGGACAATTCAGCTGGAGGCTGCGCTCTTTGGGCGAGCCCCGGTGTGTCCTCAGTTCTTTGTGACCAGCTCAGACAAGCGGGGTGTGCATATCCGGTTTGTCAACCCCACGCTGGGATTGGATGAAACCAAACTACTTACGGATGGCACCATCCAGTTCCCGGAATTTGTATTCTTCGGCGACCAGGGGGCGACCCTGGAGCTGTGGTGCGATACTGGGACCGGGACGGTCTCTGTGGATTTCAGAGTGGGGAGGTTGTGACTGATGTATAGCATTTACGCAGACGGCGTGTGCATCTACAACGATGTGTTCTCGCTGGATGACATGAAGGTCGTGAATCCCAAGCTGACGCTGGAGGACAGCGCGGCCGGCTCTCTGGAGCTGACGCTCCCTCACACCAACAAGGCCTATGACACCATTGTCCGTATGGTCACGGAAATCTCCGTGAAAAAGCACGGGGAAGAAATTTGGTCTGGGCGTGTGCTCTCGGAGAGCAAGGATTTCTGGAATAACCGGGTGCTCTACTGCGAAGGGGAACTGGCGTACTTCAATGATTCGGTACAGCCTCCGGCAGAGTATGCCGGCAAGTCTGTTCGGGAGTATCTGGAACAGCTAATTTCCGTTCACAACGCAAAGGTCGGCGCCAACCGGCAGTTTGTCCTCGGTGCGGTGACGGTGGTGGACGAAAACTTCCCTACCTATTACACCAACTACGAGAAAACCATAGAACTGCTCAACGCCCTGGTGGAAACCTACGGCGGTCATCTCCGGATTCGGAAGGTGGATGGTGTTCGGTATCTGGACTATCTGGAAGACTATCCAGACACATGCAGTCAGGTTATCCAGTTCGGGTCCAACCTCATTGACTTCACCCGCAACTGGGACTCTACTGAGTACGCCACGTCCATCGTGCCCCTGGGCAACCGGCTGGACGAGAGCCCCATTGAGGCGCTGGACGCCTATCTGACGGTGGAAAGCGTGAACAACGGGAGCCTCTATGTTCAATCGGACGAGGCGGTCAAGAACTATGGCTGGATCGTCAAGACGGTTACCTGGGACGATGTAAGCGACCCGGCGGTTCTGCTGGAGAAGGCCAAGGAGTATCTGACTGACCTCCAGTTCGACAACCTGGAGCTGGAACTGAGCGCCCTGGACCTGCACTATTTGGATGTGAACACTGAGGCGGTTAAGCTGCTGGACGAGATTCGGGTCATCTCCCGTCCCCACGGTCTGGACCGCCTGTTCCCGGTGACCAAGCTGGAGATCCCATTGGATCATCCAGAAAACACTCAGTTCAAAATGGGGGATTCTGTGCAGGTCAGCCTCACCAGCGTCAGCAACCAGACCAATGCTGCGGTATTGGAGAAGATCGACAATCTCCCCAAGGCTCACTCCATTCTCAAGGAGGCCCAGGAGAATGCCACCGAGATCATGAATATGGCCACTACGGGCTATATCACCATCACGCGGGATGAATACGGCTCAGACACTCTGTATATTTCCAATGTCCGGGACTACACCAAGGCCGACAAGCTATGGAAGTGGAACATGAACGGTCTGGGCTACTCCAACGATGGAGGAAAGACCTATGGGCTGGCTATCACCATGGATGGCGCTATTGTGGCGGACTACATCACGGCCGGCGTGCTGAACGGTAATGTCCTTCGGGTGGGCGTCATCCGAGACTATAATTCCAATGTGATATTGGATTTGGACGCCGGAACGCTGACCATGAAGAAGGGCTCCATTGACATCGGCAATGGTAATTTTACCGTGGACGAGCAGGGCAACCTCTACGCCCGGCGTGGAACCTTTGCCGGCACTCTGTCCGGCGCCAATGGTACTTTTGGCGGTCAACTGGTGGCGGCCACCGGAGACTTCAAGGGCGTGGTGCAGGCCGAGGACTTTCTGGACCGCTATGGCAACAGCATGATGAACGGAACCAAATTTGCCTCCGACTATCTGGACCTCTATGGCATTACGATCACTAATCGAAGTACCGGAGAGATCACCTTTGCCGTTAGTTCCACAGGGCGCATCACCATTAACGGTCAAATAACTATGGGTGCAGGTAGCACCATTAACTGGGCCAACATCAGCAATACCAACCTGGCCTATAATCCGGCCTACTCCATGGCAAACGACGCTTACAATTTGGCGGACGATGCAATGTGGGAGGCGGAGCTTGCTTATGACCGGGCGGACCGGGCCTATACCTTGGCGAATTCCATTGAACTTCCGCGATACATTAAGTCGACTTATATTGACTCCACTACTATTCGTTCCCCAGTTATTGAGGGCGGAGAGTTTTATGGCGAGGAATTCAATGTAATCGCTGGGAGCGACTTCGGGAGTTTCAACCTATATGGGCCCTATGGTTCGAGCCGGTATCACATGTTGGCCATTGAGTATTTCGAGGGTGACGCTCCCTATGTCAACATATACAGTCCATGTGGAGCTTACATCGAATTTGGCGACCGATACGGCGTTATCTATTTCAATGGTGAGATCGATTTCAGCAACGCAAATGTAAGAGGTTTGGATTTAGGCACGGGAGGATAATGCTGCCATGAAAATGAAACTGAAGAATTCTGAAGCGCTTGAGCGGCTCCATTCGCTCAAGCCATTTTTATCCCGCAGAGACAAGATCGGCTATGTGACCGCTCGAAACTACCGTTTTCTCTCCAATTCCATCACGGAGTTTGAGACCATTCGTCTGGGCCTGATCGAGAAGTATGGTGAAGCAGGTAAGGACGAGCGCGGTGCACCTACCTTTACCCTCAAAATGGATTCCCCCAACTTCAAGCAGTTCTGTGACGAGCTGGCCCCGTTCAATGAGATGGAGCATGAGGTGGAGCTGATGACGGCGAAGTATGATGAAGTTGCCGGGAACCTGTCTGGAGAGGAAATTTTGGCCATCGACTGGATGCTGGAGGATTAGGAAGGGGTGAGTTGATTTGGCCGATATCAGCAGTTGTCTAAAGAAAATTCTGGAGGCGATTTATGGCGAGGAGGTGCGCGGTTCCATCCACGACGCCCTGGCTGCCATGAATCAGGAGTCCTCCAACGCCATGGAGTTTGCGGCTACGGCCAAGGACTCTGCCGCCGCCTCTGCCGAGAAAGCCAAGACGGAGGCGGACACCGCCACTAAAAAGGCGTCTGAGGCTCTGGATTCCGCCGGGAAGGCCGCTCTTTCTGAGTCTGCCGCAAAGGCATCTGAAACCCTGGCAAAGCAGTATTCCGATGACGCCATCGGTGCGGCCAACCGGGCCAAGGAGTCGGAGACCAAAGCCGCTGATTCGGAAACAGTGGCAACCCAACAGGCACGAGAGGCGGAAGAATCCAAGAATGCCGCCGCACTCAGCGCGGCTGAGGCCAAGGCCGCCGAGGAACGGGTCAAGACCGTTAAGACCGAGGTGGAGACCCTGGGGGCTCAGGCCACGGCGGACGCCAAGACGGCTCAGGCTGCCAAGGAGGCCGCTGAAAAAGCCCAGGCCGCTGCCAAACTTAGTGAGACCAACGCCAAGGATTCCGAGACCTCCGCACTGGAGTCCAAGACTGCCGCCGAAACGGCGAAGGACGAGGCCCTGGCCGCCAAGGAGAGTGCCGAAGAGGATGCCCTTGCTACCGCCCAGGATAAGGAGGATGCTGAGAACGCCAAGACTGCCGCGGAACAGGCAAAGACCGCCGCAGAGGAGAGCGCCTCCGACGCCGCAGACAGCGCCGTCAAAGCGGAACAGTACAGTGGAAAGCCGCCCAAGCCTCAAAATGGAACTTGGTGGATTTGGAACGCCGACACCGGCGAGTATTACGACAGCCACATCAGCTGCGAGCTGCCGGGGCCCACTGGTGTCGGCATTGACGATATCCAGCTGACAAGCGGCGACCACTCTCCAGGCACCACGGATATTTACACCGTGCTGCTGACAGACGGGTCCTCCTACAACATCTCGGTCTACAATGGCCTGAACGGTACTGGCGCCGGCGATGTGCTGGGGATCTCCTTCGATTTGATCATTCCGGCGTCCGGATGGAAAGACGGGAGCATCACCATTGCTGACAGCAGACTTCTGGCTCTTGCGACCCACAAATATTTTCTCAGCGCAGATGAAGCCTGTAAGGAGGAGTTCATCGACTGCAATGTGCAGCCGAAGGACATCACCGCGACAGGCTTTATTACTTTTACAAATGAGAGCGACCCCGCCATGGATTTGACGGTCAATCTCATTCGATTTGAGCTGTCCGGGAACGGGGCTATTCAGTGAGGAGGTGCAACCCATGGAAATTGCAGTGAAAGAAACCTACGCCCACATGCTCAAGGACGAAAGCCTGGTGCAGAACTCTGAAAAGATCTACATTGTGGAATTCATCTTTGACCAGAGCTGGGGTGGGTACACCAAGACAGCCGTTTTTAAGGCCGGAAGCGTGGAACTTTCCGTACCGCTGACCGACGATCGCTGTATCATTCCTGCCGAGTGTCTGAAACAGGCGGGAGTCAATCTTCATGTCGGTGTGAACGGCGTGAACGGTGAGGAGCAGAAGGACACCATTTGGTGCCTGACCAGCCGCATCATGTATGCCGTCGATGCGACCCAGCTGATTCCGCCTGCCTATTCTGGAGGAGATATCCGAGCCCAGATTTTGGAGGTTATCCGAGAGAATACGGCCACGGACGAGGAAGTCGACCAGGCGTTGGACGAGGCATTTGGAACCGATTGGACGCCGCCTGATGATCCCGATGACCCGGAGGACCCGGATAATACCGCCACCGACGAAGAGGTGGAGGACATTCTCGATGCTGTTTTCGGTGAAGAGCCGTAAACAAATATTTTTAAGGGGGACATATTTATGTCTAAGCACACCACTCTTGACCAGCTGAAAATGCTGGCCCAGCGCACCAAGACCGAGATCGACGCTGTCGAGTCTAAGTCTCTGGTGGGCATCAAGGTCAACGGCACTGCCCTGGCCATCGCCGACAAGATGGTTGACATCCTGATCGGCACCGGCGCCACCAACGGCACCCTGTCTGTCAATGGCGCCAACGTGGCGGTGAAGGGTCTGGCTGCCCTGGCCTACAAGGCTCAGGTCTCTGAGTCTGATCTGGACGCCGCCCTGACGGCCGTCCTGGCCGCCAAGGCTGCAAAGGCGGATGTGGACACCCTGATCGGCACTGACACCGGCAAGAGCGTCCGCACCATCGCCAACGAGGAGCTGGCTGCCCAGCTGATCCCCGAGGGCGCGCAGGAGTCCCTGGACACTCTGACCGAGATCGCCCAGTGGATTCAGGACCACCCCGACGATGCCGCCGCCATGAACACCGCCATCGCCAAGCTCAACGGCATCGTTGCCGGTATTGGCGGTGAGGATGACGACTACGCCACCGTGATGGCTGCCATCGAAGGCAAGATCGCGGCGGCCCTGACGGACATCTCTAAGGGCGCCACCAAGGTCGAGGCCTCCGAGACCAACGGCAACATCAAGATCGACGGTGTGGAGACTCCTGTCTACACTCACCCCACCACCTCTGCTGCTGCCGCCGGCTTTAAGAAGGTCGGCAACGATGACAAGGGTCACGTGGTGCTGGGCGCCGATGTGACCAAGCAGGACATTGTGGCTCTGGGTATTCCTGCTCAGGACACCACCTACTCTGATGTGGTAGCTGGCGGTGCCTCCGGCCTGATGTCCGGCGCGGACAAGACCAAGCTGGATGGCATCGAGGTCGCCACCGATCCCGAAGTGAAGAGTATGCTGGACGAGGTCTTTGGGGCCTCTGATGAAGAGACTACCTAAGAAAGCCTGAGAAGGGGGATGGGGATGTCCTGTCCCCCTTCTACTTTTTCCCGAAAGGAGCTCTCATATGGCAGAGAAAAAACTCACCACCATGGAGCAGCTGCGGGCACTGGCAGAAAAGGGGAAACTCGACACCTTAACCCGCATTGACGCGCTTTTGGAGGTCATCACCCCTCTGCTGGAAAGCGCGCAGCACACCGGTATCACCGTTACTCTGCCGGCCGAGAACTGGAGCGGCAGAGCTCAGACTGTGCAGGACGAGTCCCTCTTAGCCGACAGCAAGTATTGGTACATTGTATGTGCTGATGCGGACTGCTTTATGGCGGCAAGCGAAACCGGTGTAAAAGCCGATAATATCACGGTTGACGGTCAGATCACATTCCACTGCGAGGTGACTCCGGTGGAGGATCTGACTCTTTATATTTTGCGACTGGAGGTCGAGCAGAACAATGAGTAACGCTAACGTTGGCAAGGTTTTCAACATGACCGGCGGCAACGGGGGCGGCGGTACTCTGAAACTGGAGACCCTTACCATCACCAAACAGCCCAACAAGACGGTCTACAAATCCGGAGAGTCCTTTGACCCCACGGGCATGATCGTCACCGCAGGCTATGGGTACGGGCTCACTTCGGATGTGACCGGCTATTCCGTGTCGCCTCAGATTCTGACAGACGGCGTGACAGAGGTCACCATCACCTATACCGAAGGGCGTGTCACCAAGACGGCGATGGTCTCGGTTACGGTGGAAAAGGTGCTGGTATCCATCGCCGTTACCACCAATCCCTCCAAAATGGCGTACAACTACCTGGAGTCATTCGATCCGGCCGGCATGGTAGTCACCGCCACCTATTCGGATGAATCTACCGAGGAGGTCTCTGGCTACACCTACTCCGAGACCGCGTTCTCCACGCTGGGTCAGCAGGCCGTGGAACTCAGTTACGCTTATGAGGGCGTGACCAAAACCACGAGCCTGAATGTGACGGTCAACCCCATCGAGGTGGCTGTCCCCGTTCAAAATGGAATGCCCGTCTACGACGGAACCGCCAAAACGCCTTCCTGGACTGGGTATGACTCGGTGAAGATGACCATGTCCGGGGAGACCAGCGGCGTCAATGCGGGGACTTATACGGCCAAGTTCGTTCTGGGCTATGGCTATGTGTTCCCCGGTGATCAGGACGAGGCCGAGGTGGAGTGGACCATCGACCGGGCGACCATTGCCTCTTTGCCTTCTCAGAGCAATGTGTTGGCGGCCAACGGTACGCCCCAGACTCCGACCTGGGATGGCTATGATGTCACCCAGCTGACCATCGGCGGGGACCGGTTCGGTACAGACGCCGGCAACTATACGGCCACCTTTACCCCCACGGCCAACTACAAGTGGTGGGATGGCTCCACAGAGGCCAAGGAGGTCACCTGGACCATTACCAGCGTCATCGTGTCTATTCCGGTGCAGTCGGGTTCTCTCACCTATACGGGAGCGCCCCAGACGCCGGAATGGGACAACTTTGATCAGGAGAATTCCTCAGTGTCGGTGACGCCCCAGACCAATGCGGGCACCCACTCTGCTACCTTCACCCTGTTGACTGGTATGTGGTCGGACGGCACCACCGGGAAGAAGACAGTAAACTGGACCATCGGCCGGGCGTCTATTCCTGCTGTTCCGCAGCAGAGCGGTTCGCTGAAGTATGACGGAAACCCCAAGACCCCGTCCTGGGATACCAATTACGACAGCAACAAGATGACCGTTTCGGTGGAGGCGCAGATCAACGCTGGAACCGGCTACACCGCGTCCTTTACGCCGGACTCCAACCACCAGTGGTGGGACGGCTCTGTGGGCGCCAAGACCGCAACCTGGACTATCGGCAAGGGCGACCAGGTGGTGTCTGTTAGCCCGCAAAGCGTTACGCTGAACACCAGCACCCGGAGCGCAAAGTTCACGGTGACCCGAAAGGGAGATGGCGTCATTTCAGCTACTTCTGGCAACCCCAGTGTCGCTACTATCGGCGGGATCAACCAGCAAACTGGTGAAGTGACGGTGAACAGTGTCAATGATACCACCGGCACAGCGGTCATCACGATAAAGGTGGCCGCAGGAACCAACTATCTGGCTGGAGCCGATAAAGAGGTGCAGGTCAACGCCCAGTTCGTGACCATTTATGGTGTGGAGTGGGATTGGACTTCCGGCGGCTCCACGAAAGGCACTCGTACGGACGGGGCGGCCGGGTTTAGCGACCCCAACCCAGCGGTGAACAACGGCTCCGGTTCCTCCCCCTTCGATAATCTTTATCCGTGGAGCGGCATGGTGAAGGAGAGCCGAACCGGCGGCGTGATGGTTAAGGAGCCCAAGTATTGGTATAAGTGGACCAAGACCGGGAAGAAGCTGAAGCTCCAGATTGCGGACGGCCCTGTTGAAGGGTTCCATGTGGACCCGGTGAATATGGACCGTGGGGATGGTCTGGGTGAACTGGACTTCTCTTATATCGGTCGGTATCACTGCGCAAGCGGCACCTATAAGTCGGAGACCAACAAGGCTCAACAGACTAATATTACCCGGAGCCAAGCTCGGAGCAATATTCACAATCTGGGGAGCAATATCTGGCAGATGGACTTCGCCCAGATGTGGTATGTAGGAATGCTGTTCCTGGTGGAGTTTGCGGATTGGAATGGTCAGACCGCAATCGGTTATGGCTGTTCGCAGAGTGGCTCCAAGCAGAACAATGGCCGGACGGACTCCATGCAGTACCACACGGGTACTACGGCGGCTAATCGGACGACCTACGGCTTTACCCAGTACCGGAATATCGAGGGCTGGTGGGATAATGTCTACGACTGGATGGACGGCTGTTACTACAACAGCAATGGCCTGAACGTCATCAAGAACCCTGCCCAGTTCAGCGACAGTGCCAATGGTGTTCTGGTGGGTAAACCGGTTGCCGGTTATCCGTCTGACTTTACCATTCCTACGCAAGATGGTTTGGAGTGGGCTCTGTTCCCGAGTGCTGCTAATGGCAGTCAGACAACGTATGTCCCGGATAACTGGGATTATTACGGCAGTAGCCCGTGCCTGTTCCATGGCGGTAGCTATAGCCGGAGCTTGGATCACGGGCCTTTCTGCGTGTACTACAACGCTGCCTCGGGCGCCGTCTCGAGCGTCGGCTGTCGCCTCCAGGAACGTCCGCCGAAGGCGGCGTGACCACTCCCCTGTGGAGGAGGGGGTTTGGGGTGAGGGGCCCGCAGGCCCTTCCCCCAAGCTCCGCCTTATAAAAATTCAAAATGGAGTGATTTCACTCTGATAAACCGCTTTTCCTTTGGTAAGGGGAAAGCGCGGGGTCAACTTTGCAGCAGACGATGTCCCGGATAACTGGAATTATAACGGCAGTAACCCGTGCCTGCACCATGGCGGTAACTATAACCAGAACTTGAATCACGGGCCTTTCTACGTGAACTACAACACTGCCTCGAACACCAACTCGAACATCGGCTGTCGCATCCTTGCTAAGCCATAGGCTAACCCTCCATTTGGTAGTCAGGGTTCCTCACCCTTTCTATTACGCATCGTTGACCGCGCAGCACTTGCTGAAGATAAGCCGTCAGGACACAGCTTAGTACACTTCGGGCCAAGTCTCGCCTTGGAACCACCCGCGGCGATGGAACAGTTGTGAGGCTACAAGGAGGAAAACTATCCCTGATGAAACGAGTTAGAATTTACCAACAAATCATCTCCGATGAAAACCTGCGCCTGGCTATCCAGGAAGTCAATCGCGGTCACCGGAGAAACGGCGACCACAGTTTGAATAAGAAAGTCCTGGAAATCGAGGCGCATGTGGATGAATATGTGGTGAAACTCCGCAAGTTCATCGAGGACCTGGTGACCGGGGACGAGCACATGCACAAACCGCTGCAACGGCGGAAATGGGACCGGAACGCGGACAGCGGCAAGGGGAAATGGCGAGAGATCAACGAACCGCTGCTATGGCCGGACCAGTATGTCCACCATGCGGTGGTGCAGCCCATGATCCCGCACATCAAGCGGAGCATGGACAAGTATTGCATCGCAAGCGTACCCGGGCGGGGTAACTCCTACGGCGTGAAGGCGCTGAAGAACTGGATGAAGAACGATCCGGTGGGCACCCAATACTGCGTGGAGTGTGATATTCACCACTGCTTTGTGGAGGTAGACCCGCCCTATGTCATCAACGCACTGAAACGGCTGTTCAAAGACCGGGAAACCCTATGGCTCTGCGACGCCCTGATGGAGTACGGCGTGCTGATCGGCGCGTTCTTCTCCTCCTGGTTCCTTCATCTGCTGCTCCAACCTCTGGACCTGATGGTCCACCAAAAGCAATATGGCGTGAGCCACTACCTGCGGCAGATGGACAACTTCACTATTTTTGGCTCCAATAAGCGGAAGCTGAGAAAGCTGCTGGAGGACATCAAGGCTTGGCTGGGCGAGATCGGCATGAAGCTGAAGGATAACTGGCAGATCTTCCGGGTGGGCTTTCCGCCGAGAGTGGCGAAGGCTCATGAAGGGTTATCGGAGAAGAAGCAGCGACACCGCCGCCCGAGGATTCCGTCGGCATTGGGCTACCGTTTCGGGCATGGATATACAATCCTCCGAAAGCACAACCTGTTCCGACTCAAACAGGCGCTGCACATTTACTACCATCGAAGGGACCACAACCGGGTCATCTCATTCAAGAGGGCCTCCGGGCTTATCTCCCGATTGGGTCAACTTCGCAAATGCAATAGTCAACGGATATTAAAGCGGTATTACCAACCGAAGACAATGTTCGATCTGAAGAAAGTCGTCAGAAGAGAATGCCGGCGACTTCAGAAATTATATCCGCCTTATCAGGCGGCATGAAAGGAGTGGCACTATGAAAGTTCAGGGGATGGTCAATCCGGGCAGTTTTACGGTAGAGCAGATCCCGGGGACCAAGCGGAGCCTTGTGCGGCTCTTCCAGAATGTGACGCCCGTTGAGACGGAGGAGTTCACTGGATTCGAGTATGACGAATACCATGTGGAGGTCGAAACCTGGGATGGCATCGTCAAGAACGTACAGGACAACTATGACGAGTTCCTGCAAAAAGGCAAAGACAACGAGATTGACCGGAGCAACAGCGCGCTGTATCGGGCACAGGTGGACACCGACGCCATGAATGTGGACCAGGAATTTCGTCTGACCCTGCTGGAGCTGGGGCTGACGGATCTGGATATTTAAGACAAGGGAGGATCTTATCATGTTGTATCGGACTTTGAAGCGGATGATCGAGCGAGGCCAGACTGCCGGACTGGAGGAGAAGATTGATATTTTCTTCGCTGTGGGCAAGGTCACGGAGAGCGAATACCAGGAGCTGATCGGGATGCTGAATGCCGGCGGTACTACCGTCTGATTCCATCCGATTTATCCTTAGTGACAAAGGGGAAATCTAATGGATGAATTTCTGGAAGTTTTCGGAGACTTGAAAGTGGCCACAGTCATCACGGTGCTTGTGGCCATTTTCTTTATCTGGAAACTGTATAAAACGGCCCGTAAACAGCTGATCGAGAAGTACAAGAAGGAAGAAGCCAAAGAAAAGCAAGTGCAGGAGATCATCGACCAGGCGGCCAATTACCCCAAATGGCACCAGCAGAGTCTTGATATTCAGCAGAAGTTCTCTGATGCGATTGCAGCGATTGAGGCGTCCCAGAACAATAATCTGGAGCTCTTGAATCATCTCGGACGAATGCTTGCGGAAAACGAGGCCACCACCTGCCGGTATCGGATCTTGCGGTTCAATGACGAGATCCTGCACGACCAAAGGCACACCAAGGAGCACTTCGATCAAATTCTGGATGATGTGACCCGGTACGAAAAGTTCTGTAAGGATCACCCGGAATATGAGAACAACAAAGCCATTTTGGCCATCGAGAACATCAAGCGTGTCTACAAGAAATGCACGGATGAAGGCACTTTCTTGTGATGGGCAGAGATGCTGTTGTATTGTGCCCTTTGGTGAGCATTTGGCTTGGTCCATAAGCAGTCGTAAAGAGCGGAAAAAGGTGTAGGAGAGTCGATTATTACTTGACTACTCCTACACCTTGACCGTTTTGGCCTTGATATTGCTGGATTTTCAGTTTTTAATATAATTGATAATTCAATTTGGTGGACCACATATGCCGAGGTTCCTCAGCGTCATGTTATAATCAAGTCAACTAAAGAAATCGATGGACATCTGGCAATTGTTATTGCGGATAATGGATGTGGATTTTCTCTTCCGCCCGAAGATATAATAAAACCGTTTGTTAGTACCAAACCAAGCGGTATGGGCCTCGGCTTAAATATCGTTAATGAGATTATGATCTCGCAAGGAGGAACGCTTATATTCCCTGACTATGGCGATATAGAACTCCCAGAAAAATATAGAAACGGTGCAGTTGTTGCTTTGGTGTTTAAGGAGGGACTATGATGTTATTTCCTCGTTGTGGAAAAGTTTTAGTAATTGACGATCAAGTTGAAGAAGCCGTGCCTTTGCTCAACCTTTTGGGCAAAAAGGGGGTTTCTACAATGTACTATTCCGGCAATTCATCCGAATTGCCGGAATCCCCCTTTAACGAAATTAGATTGGTTTTTTGTGATTTGAAATTTTATGTCGCTACTGACTCAAAAAGCGTTGTATCTAATGTGTTTTCGATATTAAAATCTCTAATTTCTGAAGAAAATGGTCCCTATATACTTTTGGTATGGAGTGCACACGGTGCTGACTATTTGCAAGAACTACAGAAAATACTTGAAACGGCAAAAATAAAGCCAGAGTTTATTTTACAGTTGGACAAAGGCGAGTTTTTTTCCTTGAAAGATAATGGAGAGTATTTCGATGAAATGATAGAAAGCGTAACTAATCTTAATTTAGACCCCATAGAGGATGCACAGGTAAAGAGGTTAATTAGAGAAAAAACGCAACCTCTCAGAAACTCAAAGAGAGTACCCAACCCTGACGCATTAGATAAAATAGAGGCAAGGCTTGCAGAAGAACTTAAAAAAGCAAATCTATTTCATTTATTCGTTTTGTGGGAAAACACAATTGCAAAGTCTGCAATCGAAACAGTGAATAGTATATACGAGGCTATTCCCCATGATAAAATTCCTGCGGATAAAAAGCTATGTGCAATGTTGTTTTATTTGGCACGTTATAAACTTGAAAAACAAATGCCAGATGCTGATGAAGATGTAAAATTCCAGGCAGCTATGGATTCATTGAATGAATTGTTCTCATATTTCTATTCTGAGGAAGTTCACAAACTGTCGTTTGACCAAGTTGGGTTGGATAAGATTGAACATCTTCAAGAAATTAAAGACCTATCTGATGCAAAATTCAATCAATGGAAAATGCTTACTTCTGGAAACAAGGGGCATTATCCAGGAAATATTTATCGGGATGCTGAGAAACACTTTCAATTTCACGGCTTAATAGCAGTTGATGCATTCAATAAAGCTGAAGAGTATCAAATTATTGTTGATGAGCTGACAGCTAATACAAACATTGAATATATTTTGGTGGATTTGAGTTCTGAATGCGATATTGCACAGAAAAAAATCTTCGTTTCTCGTGTTGTTCCTGGGATAATGATTCCGATGGAAGATTTGGAACGCTATCACACTGAAAAAAAGATTAAACCTAAAGAGCCGGATTATATTTTTTGTCTTTCGCCTGTCGAATTTGATAATAAAAGTTGGTATATTGCGTTTAATGTAAATCAAATGTTTGCACTTCCGATGGACAAGCTGGTGGATGAAAATCTCATGTATGCTCTGACTGGTTCATACATAACAAGCTTAAAGCAGAGATCAGCTTCATGCGTTTCAAAACAGGGAATCGGAGTCTTCAGTGCTGGCCACTAA